CTTGCCGCGGCCCGTGCTGAATCCGTGCAGCGTCTGGCGGGTGACACCCACACGCTCGGCTACGGCCTTCTGTGTCATGTCGAATTTCGCCATGATCTCGTTGACCAGGCGCGTGATGCGTTCGGCCTGGCTGCGCCGCGGCGCCACGGCCAGGCGCTGCTCCCACCACTGGTATTCATCAGGAGCAAGGCGCTTGGCGCTTTCCTCTACCCACTGCAGCAAGGCGGGTTCTTCTTCGCGGACGATCTCGCAGACGCTCCAGGCGCCCTCTGCATAGCGCTCAGCTGCCAGGGTGTCGCCGCTGGCGGCAACGCGTGACAGCTCGACCTTGTACACGGCATTTTCAGTGATCGGCACGAACACCAGAGCGGTGCCCTTGAGATCGATGGTGCCCATTGGGCGGTTGTCTAACATGGCTGATTCCTTGTGTATGTCGGGGCAACCCCCGGCACTGACAAACCCCCAATGAAGGGGGTTGTCATGCTGCTGTGTGGGTCAGGGCTTGGCTTTGGCCACCAGCACGCCTTTGTGGTTGCTGGTGCCGTCCAAGGCCATCGACGTGACGAAGTAGTGATTTTTCTTCCGGTTGTAGACGATTTCCTCCCGCGCGGTACCTGGCTCAATGACCAGCTGGGCCCGGGCACAGATGAGGCTGCCGGCCACCGTGGCGCTGATCCAGTCACCCACCTGAATCTGGCCAGGCGCTCGCAGTGGCTGCCAAGGGCCTGGCATAACCAGGGGATTGGTGTAGACGGGGGTGATCTGACACATGCGATCGGTGATCTTCTCGGCCAGCTCGCGATCGAATACCGCCTTACCACCACCACAGGCTGCGTAGTCGCCAATCCAGGCAAAGGGCTCAGCAGGCTGGAACAGAGCTTGAATAACGCCCAGCAGGCGGTCGGCGCCGATCTCGTCTACATCGCCCAGGCACATGTGGTCGCCTTTGATACGAGCGCACTGCGCGTCATCGGTGAGCTCTTCGGAGCTCCCTACCCAGCCACAGCGCGTGCACTCGGCGGCGTAGTGGCGGCCGGCAAGAGGCACTTTACCAATGAAGCGCGGCAAGGCCGATTCTCTGGCGGCGCTCATGGCTTGCTCCTACGGGCGGCGCACATCTGCCAGCCTGCCCAACGAAGGTTTCTCCCATTCGCCCCCTCACCGTAGTGATCGCCGTTGCGAGACTCGCGCATTTGCTCGGGCGTGATGGGCGTAGAAACGCCTGGCAGCGCGTTGAAGTACTCGCAATAGGCGGCCTCGAACTCTGCCCGCTCATCACGCGCAACCGAAACGCTGCAAATTTCTTCGGCTAGATCCTCGGCGCCGTTCTGCACAAGGTCTGGCGTGTTACTGAGGTATGGCAAGGCGCGCTGCAGCAGGACCCCCTGCCGGTCCAGCTGGGCGCGCAAGGCCAGGTGGTCCGAGAGCAGAACATACAGCGGCTCTACGGTATCGCGGGCCGTGGGGCCGAACTGATTGCGTCCATACACCGGGTCAGGCACGACGCCGAACGTTTTGACGCCACCCACGCTGGCTGGCAAAGGTGCCGGCTTTGACTGGTGCGGATAGGGCGGCGTGGCCACAAGCGCCTCAAGCTCGTCAGCAAATGCCCCCTGACCGGCAAAGCGCAGCGCGCTGAGTACTTCCTTTGGGCCTGGAATGTTCATGGCTTGTTTATCTGTGCTCATAGGGATACCTGAAACCGGCCATAGGCCGGCGTAGTAGTTAGGCTGCACTGGATAGGCGATCAACAACGCGCCATGGATCGTTAGCACGGGCCAAGGCTGCCATTGGTGGTGGGCTGACACTGTTGCCGCACATATGCACCTGCTGGGACTTGGTGAACGGCTCACCGTCCGAGCCCCGGTCAATGATGTAGTCGGCCGGGAAGCCTTGGGCCTTGTACAGTTCGGACGGCTGCAGCATGCGCAGGCAGATATCGACGATCACATAGGGCGTTCCTTTCACGAGCACAGTGACCAGGCCCAGGCGGTCTTTGGTGGTGACCGTTGGCGCCGGCGCGTCTGCCGCGCTGGTGTTTTCAGTGCCGTAGTAGCTGATCAGGAACGCAGCCACGCGCAGGGCGCCGGCCTCGTGCTCTGGTGACAGCGTGTACTCGACCAACCCATGGTGCTCGGCGCCGGCGGTGATAGTGGCGATCGGGGCGCCAATCTCGCTACCAATGCAATTGTTGCGCAACGTGGTCAGGTGGGCGGTGGCCAGGCTCTGCGGAGACTTGACGGTCACCGTAGACATGGGCTCGTCCACAGCGCGACCCGTAGACGGGACGGTGCCCCGGTGGTTGTTGTTCTGCACCATGATCGCCGACGTAAGCGCATGCTTCACCCCGCCAGCGACCACCGTTCCCAGCGGCTGATCAAGGCCTGGCACGCGTGGTTTCTGTCCCTCACGCTCGCCATATCCGGTTTGCACCAAAGTAGGACTGGCCATGGCGAAGGTGCCGCCTCGCGGCCAGGCAGTGACGGTGCGCAGCGGTTCATTGACAGATTGAACGCTGTCACCGGACCAGTTAGCGATCGGCACGATGAAAGGTTGCGGGTTATCGATCACAAACTTTTTCATGCCCTTAGCCACACGGCGCAACGTGGCGTCGGCCAGGGGCTTGCTACGCCCGAAAATGCTCTTGCTTGGCACACTCCAGTCGATGCAGTCGGCAGCGGTGCGCCACTTCTGCTGGCCTTTGGCTGGATTCTTGGCGTGGGTGGGCTCCGGCCACACGATCGGCTGGCCATCGCAGCGAGCAATCATGAACAGGCGTTCGCGGATTGTTGGGGCCCCGAAATCACATGCCTTGATCACGCGCCATTCGACCGCATAGCCCAAGCCTTCCAGTAGGCGCACAAACCGGTGCCAGGTGGTCCCCTGGCGCTTGGGGTTGGGTACCAGGAACTGATTGGACAACGGTACCTGCTCGCCAGGGTTGGCCACGCGATTGACCATGCTCTTAGGCTTGGTCGGGTGCGGCACCAGGTCGAGTGTCACAACGCGGCCGGTAGCCTTGTCACGCTTAGCGACCAGAGGCCCCCACTGCAGGATCTGCTTAACGTTCTCGAGGCTGATGACGCGCGGTTTCTTCTTGCCCGCCCATTTCAGGCCAATCCAAGACAGGTTGCGAATCTCGCGCTTGCGCGGTTGCCCGCCGGCGGCCTGGCTATGGTGGGTGCAGTCTGGCGACATATGGAACCAACCAACTGGACGGCCGGCGCACTCTTCGTCCGGGTCACCCTCGAATACGTCCGTGGTGAAGTGCCGGGCGGCCGGATGGTTGACGGTGTGCATGCTGATTGCCGCGGGGTTGTGGTTTTTGGCCACGGTCACGGTGCGGCCCAGGCCCATTTCCAGGCCGGTACCGGCGCCGCCGCCACCGCAGAAGAAATCCACCACAATCTCATCGTCTTGAGGGTCGAAGCCAAGGCCGTATTGGGTCTTGAAGTCGAAATGGGGCTTTTTGATGGCCGCTGTCACAGCGTTTCGCCCCCTTTCACGTTGACCGCCATGCAGTGGTCCAGGGACACCGCGCCGCTCTTACCGTCGAACCACACCACAGCGCTATGGCCACCGAGAACTTGGGCCTCGCTGGTGGTCTTGCCGGTGTGGGTAGTGCCCTGGCCGCGGATGTTCTCGAAGGCGATAGCGGTACCTACCGGGTTTACGGCGTTCCACTTGTCGCACTGGGCTTGGAGCTGGGCGGGGGTCTTGCGCTTAGGTGCTGGCATGGGAGTGTTTCCTTTCACAGTTCGCTGGATGCGGGCGCTACGGTTGCGGGCAAGAAGCGAGCAACCAGGGGCATGAGGATGCGGATAGAGCTGATGGTGTGGAGGTAGGTGGGGGCGCCAGCCATGCGCCCCAGCAACCACAGCCAGGCGGCGACCAGGCGACCGTCCGGAGGCTGGGTAGCCTCAATCTCGCCGGCAAACTCGTCTACCTGAGCCTTGGCACGCACGTATACGCGCGTTCTTTCACAGGCCTGGGCGATGGCCCGGATCTTGTCGCTTTGCGCCAGCAGGGCGGCGGTCAGCACCTCATGGCTCACGTCATCGGGCAGGTCCAGGCTTTCAATGGCGTCGAACAGCTCGCCTACCTGGTCCTCAATGGCTGGCGCTTGGGCCGGCGCAGTGTTGGGTTGGTCTTGCATTATCTGGCTTCCATCTTGTGTAGGTGGTACCGACAAAGCCCGCATAGGCGGGCTTGTGTGGTCATTTCCAGTAGCGCAGGGTCAGGCCTATCGTGACGTAGCGGTAACCCCGCTCGGCAACTTCGGCCTTGAACTGGAGCAGCTCGAACGGGGTGGAGCAGTCGAGGGTGTAGGTCATGGTCTAGTGCTGGCTGATTTCGGTACCGGCAAAGCCCCAGTCAAGGGGCTTATTGGGCGATTTCTGATTACTTGGCCCTGTCCTCGTATGCACGGCTGCGGGGCTCGTGAAGCTCGGCCTGCTTGCGTTTGATAGCGTTGTCGTAGCCGGCGCCAGCGTTCCTTTTCAGGCAGTTGGCGAAGTGCTCGCGCTCTTGGGCCAGGGTGCCTTCGGCCATCCTGATGCAGACGGCATGGGCCTCTTCGTCGGTCATGTCGGCCATGGTGCAGGCGCTATGCTGGGCGGTGCGCTCTTGGCCCTGCCAGGTCAGGGTGTAGTGGGTGTCCGAATTCGGGCGGAAGTTGCAGCCCATCATTTCGCCGCTGTCGACGGCTTCGAGGGTCATTTGCTTGGCGCCGCAAGACTTGACGATGGCACGACGGAAGTACCAGGTCCCCTTGCTATCCCAGTTGGAAAAATGGATTACGGCTTGGCCCTTCTTGAATTCTTTCGACATCGTCCTGCCCTCCAAGGCGCTGATTACTTATGAACCAATTTTAGACGCCCTAGATTACATAATCAATAGATTCAGTAGTCTTAATTGTCTTTTGGCGTATCAAATGCCAGCCCTGGCGACATATTGGGACGATTGTGTAATCCACGCCGCCTGCCGGCCGCCTGCAGGAGGAAGACAAGGGCGCTCGATGTGGCGCGTCGAGGCGTCGGCCAGGCGCAGCTGAGCATTGCGCTCACACGCCATCTTGAACGGGCGCACGTCCTGGCGCCGGGAGAGGGAGAACACACCCGCGGCTGTGCGCACCTCCCGCTGATAGCCCTCGCCCACGACCGCCAGCACCCTGACCTCCATCACCAGCACGTCACGGCTGGCGCGAAGCACGCCTGGCAGCCCCGCTTCGATGGCTTTGAGGGTGACCCGCTGCCCTTCCGGGCGATCGCCGTCCGGGCCGTGGTGGAAAGTCAGTAGGAGGCGCTCGACGCCGCTGGGCAGCACCCCCATGACGAACTTGTTATCTGCGCGGAAGGCCACAAAGGCGGTGGCGTCGACAACCTGGTTGTGTGGGCGTGCGTAGCAGTTGAATTGCATGACTCGATCCCTGACATGACTGCGGAAAAGGGCAATTTGCCATGAAAAAAACTATCCGCGTACATGATTCGGACGAAAAACCATGCTTTTTGGCTGCGAATCAGTGCCTTGCCGTCATTGCGTGTGTGCTTTAGGGGGCACTTGAACGGGTGCCCTGCCCACACATTCGCTACCTGGTACCGGTGTCACGGTCACACCGTCCAGGAACGCCATCGCAACGGTGTCCCATAGGTCAGGCGGCCCTGCAGGTTGGGCGCACATTTGGGCGTAGGGTGGGATGCGATACAGGCCGTTCTCATCGAATGAATAGGGCAGCGCCCGTCCCTGCCTGCTGATGGCGTCCCCCATCGCACTGCAGAGCCGCACAGCGCCATCCCTGATAGCCTCAGCAGCCTCGACGTAGGCCTGCGCTCGAGGCGTGTGGTAGCGCTTGGCATGGCGGATCACGCCACCGAACTGCACGCCACGCACGCGCAGCCCCGGCGCCAGCTCCTGCAGCTGCTTGAGGAAGTGAATACCAATGCCGCTGGTGTCGATTGCTACGGTGACGTTGGGCAGGTCCATGGCGTAGTCGATCACCTGGTGTATCAGCCCCCGCAGGTTTTCGCTGTCCGAGAATACGGGCACGCCCACCTTTTCCACGCGGCGCCGATCGGGGTGCGTCCGGTTGCCCTCGCCAGCAACGAGCAAGTGCGTGGCCACCGTGCAATAGCGCCCCACCCCTGCAGCTACCACCACAGTGAGCATATGCCCCCACCGCTCGTCATGGCGGATCACTGGCGGGCCGTCGATGGCCTTTTCGATCTCTTCGCGGGTCAGCAGGTACTTGTTCATGTGTCAGCTCTCAGTGGTAGGCGCCAGCACGGCGCGGGGTGTTGTTGTCAGTCCAGGTCGGCCAGCTCTTCCATGGCCTTCTCAAGGGCTTGCTCGCGCTTGTCCTGTACCAGCGACTCGCTTTCGGCGCGCGCCGGCACGTAGTCCACGCTTTCCAGGAAGACCATACAGACGGTGTCGAAGTAGTCGGGCGACGGCAGGTTCTCGGACGCCATGTCCTGCTTACGGGCAATGTGGTACCGCCCGAGCTCGTCCAGGTGGTACGGCATACGGCTGGCCTGGTCGAGCAGGTCCTTTTTGTATTTGCTGGTGAAGCGAATGGCGCCATCTTTGATGGCCTCGATCGCGTGCACGGTGGATTGGGCGCGCTGGTTGAGGAAGCGCTTGCGGTATTCGTTGGAGAACGGCAGTTCGCCCCAGCGCACGCCCTTGCAGTGGATACCGCCCTGGCCAAGCTCCTGCAGGCGCTTGAGGAACTGGTTACCCATGGCGTTGGTGTCGACGACGATCGTGACGTTGCTGAACTGTGCGGCGTAGTCCAGCACCTTGCGCGCCACCGGCGTCCAATCCTCGGTGCTGGTGTAGACCGGCACGTCGACCACTTCCACGCGGCGCCGATCGGGCGACATGCGATCGCCGTTACCGATGACCTTGAAGTGGGTGGCCACCGTCTTATCTCGACCCACACCGGCCGCCACGTCGACGACAATGACGTGACCGTATGCCTCGCCGTCCAGGATGACCCGCGGGCCTTCAATGACGCGCTCGACCGCCACACGGCTGACCAGGTACTTGCTGGAGTTGGTCGGGAACATGCCCCGGACCTTGATCTGGTACTCAGGCTCATCACGCCCGCCGTACTGGATGATCTTGGCCTTGATGAATGGCAGGTCGACCAGCGGGCTGTCTTCGGAGTTGAAGGTAAGCGCCGTCCACTCGCCGCCCTGCGCCTTGCTCAGGTTGTGGTGCGTGTCCCGGAAGAAACCGCTATCACGGGTAGGCTGTGACGCCATGATGAAGCGGTTACGCTTGTCGGTCAGTGCGCCACCGATCACGCCAAAGTTTGCGTCCGGGATACCAGACGCCTCGTCCGCCATCCATAGCAGGTAGCGTTCGTGGGTACCGGCCAAGTTCTCAGGCGAGCCACGGGGCGCGGTGCGGGTGGTGATGAACCAGGTAGCCGAACGGGTCTTGATGTAGACCTTCTCGGCTTGAATCTCGATGTACTCAGCAACCCACGCGTGCGGGCCTTTCTTGATCTCCGCCAGCAGGTTGGTCATTTCCTTCCATACACCCTCTCGCACCGTCTTGAGCTTGGGCGCGGTTATGTAGGTGTTGGAATTGGGATAGCACAGCATGTGCCAGAAGCCGATCACGCCAAACGAGCGCGTCTTGCCGGTACCGTGGCCAGACGCCACCGACACACGGGCGCCGAACACGCTGGTTTCGTCAAACAGGTCTTTCTGCTGGTGCGTGACGTCCATACCACACACCTCGACCGCAAAGGCGTAGATATCGGCGGCGTAACGCTCCATGAATTCCGGGTAGCGCGCATCAGCGTCAATGGCTGCCCGCTCTACCTTCTGTTTTGACGATCTGGCCATGCCATCCCTTACCGCCCCCTGGCGGGGGATTACTCAGCGCCCCACTGTACGGGGCGCCTGGATAGCGTTTAGCGCGGGGTTTGCGCCACTGGGGCGCTCTGCACCAGGGTCGCCAGAAGAGCGGCCTGATGGCTTGATAGGGGCTTGCCGGCTACCAGCTCGACGAAGTGGCGCATATCGTCCTGGTGGCGAGCTCGCTGCTCGGCGTAGGTGGGTGCTTGCGACTGCTCGAGGTCGACAAGCGGATACCCATGCCCCCTGATCCAGTTCATGGTGAACTCTGGAACATGCCAGTCATGGGCGATGACCAGGGCATTGCCCTCGTAGACCATGGTGCTGCCGATTACCCCCAGGCAGGTGGCTGGCAACTTCTCGCCGCCTTCCACGAGCCACAGCAGGCGCTGGGCGTACTCTCCGGCCAATGCCTCGGGATACCTGGCCGACGCCTTGCGCATCTTGATAGCGCTGCCAAGGCGCCCCTCCACGGCCCATCCGGTAGCGCGGTGCTTGATGCCACGCGCCAGCCAGTAGAAGCGGCCGGTCCTGATGTGCTTGTGCAGCTGTGCAATGGCGCGGTTTGTTTCGCTGGCGCTGTCCGCGGGCGATGACAGCATTGTGAGCGAGTCCGGTGTGGTGGTGATGTGCCACAGCGCCAGCACCGCCAGCACCACGCCCTGTTGCTCCTGGCTGCCGGCGTTATGCAGCATCAGCCTGGAGGCATCCAGATGCGGGAGTGCGCCCAGCAGTTGGTCAGGGATCGCTACGCCACACACGTCGACGGCAAAGGCGTGCGGGTCACAGGCATAGCGCTCGGCAAAGGCTGGCCAGCGAAGATCGGCGTAAAGAGTCATTCCTGGCTTCCTTGTGCGTGGTGGCGCTCACGATCGGCGATCAGCAGCGCCACGGCCTTGTTGATGGATTCACTGGCGTCACAGCGTTTCATGGGATGGGCAGGCCATGGCCAGAAGCGCTGATAGGCGAATGGCTGAATGCCGGCCGCCTGGAACACGTAGCAGCCCGCAGCGCGGATCAGCTCGCCCCCGGTGTACTGCTGGTCCCAGTCCTGGCTGTAGCCCTCGCCTTCCTGCTGGCGCAGGCGCTCCATCACCATGGCCATGGCCACAGGGGAGACGGCTGGCACGTTGAGGAAGAGCGGCATAGGTGGCTGCCAGCCCTTGCGGGCTTTCTCATCCCAGCCGGTAGAGCCAGGGCCAGGCGGACGGGTGTAACTCAGCCCGTGGGGCTTGTTGGCGCGGCGGGTGGCCCATATCACCGGAGTGGCGCCAGCGTCACCCAGCGGCTTGGCAGCGCTTAGCCATACCTGGTAGGTGGCCTGGGTGCCGGGATCGACATAACCGTCGCCGGCGCGCTCGAGGGCGGTGATACCCGCCTCGGCGCAGGCGTGTTCAAAGTCGGCGCGCTCCAGGAACATCATGCGGCACCTGCCAGGGGCGATGCCTCGATGATCTCCCAGCGCTCGGCGGGCAGGTGCTGGCGCTCTACACGCTGCACCGATCCGGCCGGGCAACGCACATACAACGTCTCGCCTATCTCCAGCTCCACGCGCATGCGCTCATTGGTTTTAAGGTCGACCACCGCAATCGATGGGCGGGTGCGGGTGCTGCCTGCATTGGTCAAAGCGGGGTTGTTGTACATGGTCACAGCATCTTCAAAGGTAATTGAGCCCGGGCGCATTCGTTGAAACCGTGTGGAAGGGCCTTCCCGGCCCTCTCACAGTTGCGGCGCCCGCAGTCTTGGCAGTAGGTGTAAGCGGTAGGTCGGCCCTGGTGGCGCCACACCACACGCGCACCGTCGCAATAACGGCACTGCATGCGGGGTGCTCCCTATTTATCCGCGTCCTGGGGGTTGCGCTTGCTCATCATCAAATCCGCGTAGGCCCACCGGCGATCAGCGTAGGTGGCCAGGTCTTCGCCCTCGAGCATGGGCAGCGGGCAATGAATGGCGAAGTCATCGCGCAGGTCTTCCAGGTGCTGCAGGTCAGCCGCTGGCGCCGGGTAGATCTTGATACCGCCTTTCAGCATCCGCTCACGCAGCTCAGGCGATACCAGGAAGTGCGGGCCGGCGTTCTTGCACTCGGCGTCGACACGCTTCAAGAGCTCGCCGAACTCCGACCACTGGCGGCTACGCTCGGCAGCCTCGCGCGATCCAGAGCTTTCTCCAGGGACGCAAAGCGTGCCATTGAGCGTGCCGCACACTGGGGTGAAGCTCGCCGCCTCGGACAAGCCAGCACAATCAGTGTTAGCGGTAGGCGCTGGCGCAGGATCAGCTACCGCGGCCGCCACGCGCTGCGCCAGGTCGTTGTCCAGGTCCAGCTGGTGAGCCTCGCGCATACGCTTGGCCAGGCCCAGCGAGCGGGTCAGCGGGGACTTGAGGAAGTCCTCGATGACGGGGCGCAGGCCGATCGGCGTCTTGACGGTACCGCCGGCGCCTTTCTGCACCACCGCCCAGCCGGCGGACGTGCCTACGAACAGCAGCTGGGCGTTGCCGTTACCCTTACGGGTCTTGCACTTGTGGCCGACCAGGTATTGGCGAAACGGCTCTACCTGCTCGAGCTTGAGCAGATCGGTGTCGTTGATTTTCAGCATGTCTACCGCTTGGTTCATTGCCCTTGCTCCTGCAGTTGTCTCGAGGTGTACGGTTTCAGGTTCTCGGCCCGGCCGCGGCGGCGGGTCGGTTTGGATTCGGTAGCGAGCGCCAGGGGCCTTACCCACAGCTGCCCAGTTTTGAACTGGAACAGCTCCCACAGGCCTAGCTTGATTTCAGCCTCGCCCTTCTCGTAGCTCTGCCAGGAACGGCGGCTGACGTGGATCAGGGCGGCACTGGCGCGCTGGCTCAGGCCGGCACGCTTACGAGACGCGCGGACCTGCGCAGCGTCGGGTATCAGGTCGGCGATGGATGCAATAGCGGTCATCCCAATTTTCCTTCCTCAATCATGCGCAGGCGCTCCTGCATTTCCGCGCGTTGGCGCTCTGTCTTCTCGTGGGCGCGCGCAATGCGTTCGTCCAGCTCTTCGGTGCTCGGCCCGGCCTGTACGACAACGGCGGGTTCGACGTGTAGGTCGAAGATCTTGCCCAGCAGCTCGCGGTAGGCCTTCTGGGAGCCCGCGTGCACTTTGAGGCCGTCTTTCGTCTTCTCGACGCCCTCATACAGCGCCAATGCGGCTGGGCTGTAGGAGCGAGAGTCATGGAAGTAGAGGTACTGGTAGCCCTCGCCTGCGCACTCCGGGCAGTCCGGGTGGGGCGGAAGGCGCTTGTCATAGCCCAGGCCGCCCAGTTCATCGAAGGGGGGCAGGGTTTTGTTGTTGTTCTTCGCATCCGCCAGGGCGGCTTCGTACTCGGCCAGGCGGTCTTCCATTTCCCGGGGAGTGTGCTGGTACCGGTGGTCGATACCGTGGCAGTAGTGGCAGCAGGCGCGGCGCAGCTCGGAGATTTCCCGGGCATCAGCGAAGGCCGCGGCATGGATCACACCGATAACGGCGTTCTGCACGTCGGCGGTGCGCTTGAACATTTCGGCCTGGCGGGCGGCATAGTACGGATGGCTCTTAACCTTCTTTAACAGCCTGCTGGCCCCTGCAGCGGCCACCGCGTCGCTCTTGGCGGAATAGCCCGCATCACGGTACGACTGGGTGGCGTTGTAGGTGGCCAGGTACAGGTCCACGAACTTGGCCATCTTCGGGCTCAAGCCGTGCAACTCCGCAAGCGCTAAGGCCTCCAGCTCTTTTTCAGAGAGCGGGATCGGGTTTTTGATCTTGGTGGTGCCCTGCTTGCCAGGCGTGGTGCTGGCGGGCTCGGCCGCGGCTTTGGCGGTCTTTTTGGGGGCAGAATTCTTTGCCGTTGCGGGGGCTTTCCCGGCACCCTTTCCGGCAGCCTTTCCCTTGTTAACCTTAACAGCCGACGCGGTGCGGGGTGACCGAGCACCGGGCTTACCCGATGACGCGGATAGTTGATCCTCACCCATGTCAGGTTTGTCGGTTTTAGGGTTACGTGGCATGGCTACCTCAAGCGCACTTTCTGCATTGCTGAACGTGGTACAGGGGCCAACTTCCTGCGCCTCCTGCACGTTTGTAAAAAAGCCCGCGTGTGCGGGCCCTTTCACTTCCTTCCTTGCCGCTACGCTGCAGGCTGGTACCTACAGCGGTTTCCAGAACCGGGCACGCCTCTGGTCAGGCGCGCATTGAGGAGCAACCCTCTGCCCTTCGCGGTTATCCATGCCATTGGTGTTTAGGGCCGGTCCTGCACCCCATCACACGCCCTCTTTCCCGGGCATGCGGCTCTGCCGGCAAACAACTCCAGCAGGCCACCAACAACGAGCGACCACGCAACGCACCCATTCGGTGGGTCAGTCCTTCCCTCGGCAGCAGAACATCAGGTACAGCGCTCACACAGGTTGCAGCGGGGGTGCCTTATGCCAGGTCCGTAGACACGTCCCATAAGGGCGCTGGCGGCCCCTCCCACTGCATAAAACAGCGCTCTCTAACCCCAAAACGCTCTTTTATGCGGTGGTCACAGGAACAGCAGTTGCTGGACCCGCTCTTTGATCTCCACCGGGTTAACGGCAACCGGCTCCACTTCGTCGTGCGCCAGCTTCTCGCGCTTCACCCGTTCGCAGTGTTCTTTCATGGTCACATGCAATTCGCTCATCAAACGGAGCACCTTTGCGCCGTTTTTAATGTCGTCGTAGCCTGGATCGCGGCGGGCGATCTCCAGTGCATTGCCCAGGTTCTCGACCATGGTGGCCACCTGGCCCAGCAGCTCGCGATCGGCGCTGAAACCCTCGATCATGATTGCGCTCTGGCGCGCCATGGCGTTGACCATGCTATGGAACTGGCTACCGACGGCCTCAGCCATCACGCCCACCAACACAGCCTGGTTACCCTCTTCTGGTGCGCGGGTAATGTCGTCGTGCACGCCCATCAGGTAGTCGACGGTCACGCAGTAGAGCTTCGCCAGCAGTTTCAGGTTGTTGAGGCTCGGCGCCCGGTGGCCGTTCTCGAACAGGCTGATCTGGGTAACGCCCTTATGCGCCAGCGCCAGCCCGGCAGCGCTCTCGGAAAAACCGGCCAGCTTGCGGGCTTTGCGCAGGCGCGGGCCTACGATCGCCATCAGTTCAGCCTCAGCCTGGCGCGCCTGGTCGGACGGGCTGGCGCCAGCGCCCAAATCCTCGCTTTCGTCAAAAAGAGGTGCGACCGGGTCAAAAACCCCCATTTCGGCTCCGTTTTGACTCTGATTCGGCTTCGCTGAACTATCCGCGTACATATTCACCGGTTTTAACCCTCCGTTGGCGCGATTCGAGGCGAGTAAAAACTATCCGCGTACATTAATCAAGGCATTGGCGCATTTACTTCGCTGCCATTGCTGGCATTGTGGCCACGTTCCTGCGCCCCATAAACACGGGTGTTTCAGGAAAACACGGGGCTGTACCGGCCGGCTGTGACCATGGGTTTGTGCCGGGCACAGGCAAGCGCCCGCAATTCCCTCGATTTGTGATTGCACAATGCCAGCTATTTGGAGTTTATGCGGCAGGCCTGCCGGAGTAGTCCCACAATTACATAGTATTTTGTGTGGGTATCCGCCCGGGCGAGTGCCAGCGGGCGGCTATGAGAGGGTCAGTCTCGAACGGGCTCGATATTCCACCCGCCGCCTTGCGCTTTGGGAATGGGGTACGCCACGCGGAACACGAACGGGAATTCGTTGGCGGCAATCTTCATCTTGACCTTGGCGTCGTCGGCATAAATCGCCTTGGAGCCCTTCACGTCGTGCATTTCGAAGGTGCCACACGCCAGCATCACCGCGAAGTCGACGGTCAACGACGTATTGGGCGCCAGCTCCAGCTTGATGGCCTCGAACTTCCACCACAGCACCTCTCCGGCCATGCGGCGCTGATCCAGGAGCGCCGCATAGCGCTTCTCGGTGGCGTTCATTTCACCCTTGGGCAAACGTCCCTTGGCCTGCATGCGCTCCAGGGCGGTGGGCTTTGGCGCTGCAGGGGCTACGCTTGGCGGCAGTGCCGGCGGTGTGGCGTGCTGGCTGCTCTGGGCGCGCTTGGCCGATGCGCGGGGGTTTGGACCGCTCTGGCCCATTTCCCGCACCCTGTAGCCTGCTGGAAGCGCATTCAGGGTTTCCTCAGTCATCCATCGCTTGCTCACAGCGCAAGCACTCCAGCAGTGGCAGCTCCTGCCAACGCCAGTGGCTTGGCCAGCTCCGCCTGCAGCTGCTCGACCACCAGCGCATATGCCTCGGGATGCTGCTTGTCGAATGCCGGCATATGCTCACTCTCCACCCATTGCCCGCGAACCTCTCCCCGCGCCAGCCAGGCGGGCTTTCTCCCTGGTGACTGGGTCCAGCTGGTGACGCCTATACCATGGGCCGCGATCTGCTTGGCTGTAATGAACCCTTGACTGCGCATCAGGGCAACTACTTTCATCGCCGCCTCTTTCCAGGGTGTCAGGCTCATCGGGGATGGAACGCCGGCTGGCAGCGTAGTCGCCAGCATGGGCACCCGGCATCGTTCGGACGGCCACCAATCAAACATCCGATCGGCACTGTAGGGTGATGCAGTCCCATCACGGTCAAGCAACTGGTGGCGCAGGTCAAAGGTATAGATCTCCCCCCGCTTTTGATCATAGGTCTTACGCGGGCACAGCACCGTAACGCCCAGGCACTTGAGCATCTTGGCTATCCCAGCGCTGGCATCCGTGATCTTGCTGACGATAACCAGGCGATGGTCAGGCCCTGGCCGCCCCCAGTAGTCATCGCGCGGCTCCGGCATGATCTGGTCCGCCACCTTGGCATTGAGCGCCAGCTTCGCTTCCACGCCTATCTGCCTCCCGCTCTCGTGCACCACCAGTACGTCGAAGCCTGCCGCCTCTGGATAGCAGGTCCAACCAGGTAGCGCGTTGAATTCCTGGATGAAGTACTGGCACAGGTCGGCTTCCTTCTCGATAACGGCTGTATTGCGCACGATTGGCGCCACTTGGCTTATTTCGGACATGACAGTCTCCGGCCCGCCGGTCATCAGCGGGCTTGTGTAAGGGGTATGGTCATTCTGAGTGCCGGGCTTGGCCGGCTACGGCAGGGCTTTGCGCCCCACCGGTTACCGCTGGCTACCCGAACGCTTTACGGGCATCGGCCTCGTTGTCGAAGAGTCGGCAACCCCAGCAGGTCCACGTACCATCGTTATGCTGGCGGTAGAACGCTCGATTCTCCTGGCCAAGCGTCTCCAGATACCGCTGAACAGCCTCTGTGAAGGTCGCGCCCTCGAATGTCCCGTGACAGGTCGCAGTGGCCGCCTCGCCGGTCGCCCTGTATCCCTCTGACCAGATTTCAAACGTCCGCATCGGATCGACCTCGGCCTGCACCGGTGCTGCAGAATCACGCTTGTACAGGGCCTTCACCTCGATATCGCCCGGATCACCGCTGTAAGCCGGCTCTATTAGGCTGACCTGCCATCTGGCAAGTGATGCCCCCAGCTTCAAGCGATAGGCCCAGCCAGCAGGCTCATCGTTCGCCGGGCCGGTATACAGCTCGGTGGTGACATACCCGCCGTTCTCCACCCAGTTGCCGGGATAGTTCTGCTTTGTCAGGTGGATTTGGGCGTCAAGCGTACCCGGCCTGGTGTACAGCCAGGCAAACACACCGAAGTCAGGGTGGCCAGGCTGCGCTGCAGTCTCGGGGGTTCTGGCTCCACAAGCGCACACTACATACGCGCGGTTCGGTACCGGGCCGCCCGTGGCGCGGTTGCACTCTTGGCAACGGTATTCCTTCCCCATCAGCACTGCATTGACGAAGGCGCGCTGCTCTTCGATCACTGCATCAGTGCGCTGATCCAGGTCCTCACCGTTGATTACCACGTTGTCCGGTACCAGGCCGGCGAACAGGCCGCCATTGTGGACCGTGTCGACGTCAGCGTGGCGCAGCACCAGGTAACGATCGGCGTTCTTGCGCAGGTCTTCGCGCTCAGCCTTCACGGTGTCGCACTCACGGTCCAGGCGATCTACTTCCTCGAGCAGGCGACTACGGCCGCCGTGCTTCATGCTGTCTTGAATCTCAGCGTAGGTACGGGTCAGGCGCTGGCGGACCAGCTTAGGGATGCCGGCACGCGTGGCTGCATCGATGTTATCCAACCAGCGCTGGCGGATCTTTGCCGTGGATGCCGCTACCGGCGCCAGCAGGCCGCGCAGACGTTCGTTCTCAGCGATCAGGCCCAACACCTCGTCAGGGCCGCACTCGCTGTAAAACTCGCTCAGGCGGCGCTCGTACTCAGCCTCATCGGCACAACTCAGTGGAGCACAGGCCAGGGCAGCGGTTTTCAATGCTTCAACTTGGGTATTCATGACTTCATCCTCAAACCTTGCGCCTTAAGCGACTCTTTCACCTTCTCATGCGCCCATTGGCCATCTGGGTCACCCATGATCAGCTCGAACGGGTTCACCACCTGCAGCGCCTGGCGGGACGCCTGCCAGGCCCAGAAGGCAAGGCGAATCATTGGGTCACCGTGGGTACCGTCCTCACGGCGCCAGCTCACTATGCGAATGGCCTGGGCGCGGATCGATTCACCGAACTGCGCCACCATTTCGTCAATGTAAGCGCCCTCGAACTGCTCGCGGGCAGCTTCTGGGCGCACAGTCACGACTTCACCACTCGAAGCGTAGGGCCTGGGGTATTGGGAAGCGCCTGGGCGGTGGCTTCCAGAATGGCGCGCGTGCCTTCCGAGCCAAGTTGAGCGCTCATGGTGCCGGCGATAGCCGCAATGAAGCCCGCGAAGGCATGGGCCTTGTCTTGATGGCCACTAAAGCCATCAAGCGATGTTGCCGTGTCAAAGGTCGGTGCCAGCATCAGCCACAGGTCACGGCCATACTCGGTTGCTTTACTCATTTGGAGTCACCTGGCCACCAGCGGCCTCAATGGCTTGCGTGAACGCGGCCTGCAGCTCGCGCACCACGTTGTCTTTGTACCCATCGAACCCGGGCAGCTGCACGGTGAAGGGCTCAAGCGTATCGGCCTGGCGCTCGTCTGCCTTGCACCAGAACGCAATCACCTTGCGGCCGTCACCCTTGTAGTCGCTCAGGAAGCGGCCTTTAACGCGCTCGTATGAGGAACTGAGGTGCACGGCAGCCACCTGCCGGCCGTCTCGGAAGTCAGCCGGCATACGGTGCATGGCGAAAACTTCAAGATCGGGGTCAAGGGTGGCCATCTGGCGCATCAGGTCGCGGACAGTACGAGGCGCACCCCAGCGGATAGGGTCAGCAGGCGCCGCCAGTACGGCACGGAGCTCGTATTGAGCCTGCAGGGCCTCGCGGTCTTCGACCTCATGCTTCACCAGCGCTTCTACGTGGCAGCGCTCCACCAGCACCAGCTTGCGTTCATCGCCAAGGCGCTGGGCCTTTTCTTGATCGGTCATGGTTTCACCTGCAGGCCTTGGGCCTCGAGAGCACTACGGACGTCGGCCAGGTACTTGCCATGCTCGAAGCACTCGCCCTCTTCCTCGGGGTAGGACTCCCAGTATTTGGGGTCCCGCTGGTTGGGCAGCTCCACCACCAGGTTCACCACTTTGCCGCCCACCCCTTCAATGGCCTGCTTGAACGCGGCCTGTAGGTCACGCTCCATGCTCGCGGGGTAGTCTTCAAAGCTCGGCATGCTGGCCACCAGCGGCAGCTGTAGTGCTGTTGCACGATCGGTGTGAGCGGTGGCCACCGCCTGGGCAAGGTTCGATAGCCCATGGCTGCGCAGCACCGCCACGGCGGCCAGCAGCTCTTCGTCGATGCTGGCAGTGGCATCAGCCATGACAGCGGCGGCCAAACCGCTGCACTGGCCGTGGGCCACATCGTTCGTCTGCGCCAGCTGCTGCAAGCGCTTGACCATCTGGTCAGCGAGCTCGACATGATCCTCAGCGCTGGTGATCGGCATCGGCACGAACTCTACGCCCACCTTGGCCATGGCCTGCGCAGCGCCAAGGGAGGTTTGTACCAGGTATGGGTGGACTCGCTTCATGGCTGCACCTCAAGCTGCAGGCGGTAAGCCTTTGCCGCGGCCACGTCCTCGGCAGTCACGGTGTACGGCTCGATATCGCGCACCTCGTAGAATTTCACATCGCAGTGGCGATCGACCCAGGCCCGCATAGGCTCCATCAGGCTCTCAAGCTCATCCTGCTGCTCTTTGGTCAGGTCTGGGAAGTTGTCGGCATACTCGCTGTTGTCGTACGCCTGGTTGGCCATGTGATTGATTACGTCGTCAATGTCCGGCAGGAAACTGCTCGGCGTGGCGTGGTGGGTCGTGCCACGGTAGATCACAGTACCCGCCACCAGCTCGCGATCGCTCACATAGCTGGCCAGGCTGTCATTGCTCCAGTCGTCGCAGTGCTCTTTCGGACCGTAGGCGTACTCGACGGGCTTGGCGCGCTCCATCAGCGCCAGCACGCGCGGGCTGGACAGCACCTTGTCGATACCCGCCACCGTTTCAATCGCGGCCTTGTTGTTCTCCCAGGCGTGGGCGGCAACGATGAAACCGCGCGCGTGCATCAGTTCCACGTTGCGTACCGCGATCTCTTCTGCGTGCTCATGCATGCGCTGTATCGATTCTTTGCCCTGACTGGTCAAGCTGGCCTGCAGGCGCTGCGCCACAGCCTTCCAGTGCTCCACAGCGGTCCACGGCGACGGGACCACCTTAGCAACGTACCCTTGCGCCGACATATTGAGCACGCTGACGTGCATGTCGGCCTGATCCTCACTGGCGAAGCCCAGGTACTCGCCCGTTTCGAGCATCTGCACGGCATACAGGCCGCTGCTCGCCTCCTGGCGCGCATCCTCGCAAATCGCTTCAAGGTGCGACTTCTCGGCCTCTGTCATCAGCTCCCCGCCACGCTTCACGGCATCGGAAAGCTCTTTCTGGGCCAGGATCTGTTCGGCAGCATGCTGGGCAAAGTAGATCCGCTGCATCACGCTATCGGTGGGTTTTTCGATCTCTTCACCTTCATCACCGGACAGCTCAAGCAGTTCCTGGTGGTCATCCAGCCACAGGCGGGCGCTCTCAATCGAATTGACCTCAAGGTTTTGCACCTCCCGCAGCGCCACCACCAGGGCACCATACTCGCCGTCTTTGCATGGCGTTCCGATCAGCCAGTCATCCAGCTGCTGGATACGCTCAGCATCAGGCGCCGTGTCTGGCAGCCAGTCGGGCTGGCCTGGCGTGTTGCGGGTGAACAGCAGGTGATAGATCGCATCGAACACGATCATCACCAGGTTTTCTTCGTCCAGGTCCTTTTCCCGGCAGCTCTCGTCCAGCTTCATGAACGCCGCGTGCTCATCACCACGAGCCAGGAACTCAAGGCCATAGGAACCGGCAACGTCCCATACCAGGCAGCCGGTATCGCCAAACATGGCCGTGCCGTAGCGCGACATGACCAAGTCAAATCCATCGGCACTGCTGCCCGGCTTCTGCGCGCGCCAGGCCTCCAGGTTGCCGGTCTTGGCCAGCAGCGTGTACTGGTGATCCTTGAGGCGTTCGGCGCAGCTTTCGGGGGTTGGCTTGTATTGCTTGGTCATGCGGGCATTCCTTCCATGCGTTCGGGTTTATCTGGCTGATTGGCTTGCAGGGTATTGCTACTTCACGCCGCCCCAGCGGCCGCGGGGGCCAATGCTGGGCGGTGGGACTGGGGGTTGCTCATCCCATGGCAGGCGGTCACCGAGGCGTTTCAACGACGTCAGTTCGCCTTCTGGCATCGGCGGCAGCTCGCATTCGATAGTCAGGTCCTGCACCAGGAACGGCGGCCAGTTCTTGACGGTTACGGGGATCGGGTCAAATCCCTCGATGTGCAGCACGGCATTGGTGCCTTGGTACCGGGGGTGCGCTGGGTGGGTCATGGTGCTGACCCGGTTACAGGAAAGAGCGGCTGACGTCGCCGGATACGGTGGACACGCTGCCACCGATCGAGCGGCACAAGACGTCGCCTGACGTGGTGCTGACCCCGCCCTGGACATTGCCGCACTTCACGTCACCGCTGGTGGCCGATACGGTACCCGCGGTGCCGTTAACGGTGATATCACCGGAATCAGTCTGAACAGAGGCAGGGCTACCGTTTACGGTCACGTTTACCGTGGGCCCGGACAGCACGCCATCCTGGTCGACGCCATCGACACGCACCCGGCCGCCGACAATCTCGACGCTCGAACCGCTGTAGGTCTTGCCGTTGATCCGCACCACGGCATTACCACCGGTGCGGACCTTCATGGAGCCGGCGCCGACGTGGCACGAATTGGTAGAAGACAGCGCCCCCAGCAGGGCGCGGCAAAGATTCTTGATCATGAGTTGGTCACCATACGATGGGTTTCGGCGTGGTCGTGGGCGTGCAGCAGGGCAACAATCATCCCCTTGGGCACGCCAGCGGCCTTGGCAGTGTCGAGCGCTGCAGCGATCGCCCGGTCGAGCTCGTGCAGCGCCTTGCGTTGTTCTTTGGGAGCGGCCCATTCGGCCATGACGGCTACTGCGTGCGTCACGACGGCAGCACCAGTACGGCAGGAATCTGGACGATATCGCCGCCAAACTCGTCCACGATCGCCAGGCATGCCGCCATGGGGTAGGTGTCAGCAGGCTGCGGCCGACGATTCAGATTTTTGTCAGTCAGCCACGCTTGAACTGGTGGCAAGTCTTCGGGCCCCGAACGACCTCGATCGCCAGCGATGAAGTTGATCTGATATTTGTCGATCAACGGGCCGCACTGGCTCCAATCGTCTTGAGGCGAGAACGGCACCATCTTCCCACCGTCAACGGTACTGAAAACGGTTGTCTCTTTGCTCTCAGGATCATGAGTCAGGCCTACGGGCAGGGCCAGAACCTTGCCAACTGCCCATGCCAGGGCTTTCCCGGTAAGGTCCTTAGTGGCGACGTCCACCGGCGTTAGGTTGAAAGTCACTGTGCTGCTCCTTTGGATTCGGCTGCCCGGGGGCGCTTGTGTTTGATCGGGGCGCCATCTGCAGGCGCCGGCGACGTGCCGGCGAAGGCCGACTGGCCGCCGCTCTCGTAACTTGGGGTGGTGCCCTCCACCAGGAACGGTTCCACCAGATGCCACGTCCACTTACCGTTCAGGGCCTGGGTCAGCCATTCGGCCCACGCCGGGGCGTCCTTCCAGCTGGGCGGCTGCTTTACCTTGGAACGGGGCTTGGTGGCGCGGGTGGGCTTGGCCTTGCCTGGCGCCAGCTTCGTGGCCATCACGCCTTTCTCTTTGGCCTCGGCGGCTTCGCGAACGCGTAGGCCTTGCTCGAAGACTTTGCTCACGGTGGCGGAACCCAGGCCATCGGCTGGATCGATGCCGCGTGCGCAGTGGGGGCAGCATGGGAGCTGGTTGCGGGAGCGCCAGACGCTTTCCACCTGCTTGGCGGCTTTGAGGTGAAGGCTCACCTCGCTGGCGGCCTTGGCGTCGTCTTTCTCACGCTGCAGCCGGCTTACTTGGCTCTTCCAGTCCGCCGCCAGCATGCTCAACGCCCAATAGGCGGAAACCTGCTTCTCACAGTCCATGCACTTGACCACCTGGCCGACGTCATCGAGCTGGATATGCCTGTGCTGGCAACCCTCAACGCGGCGCTTGTAGTCGTCTTTCAGCCTGGCAATCTGCAGGTCTGCGAACTGAATAACGTTGGTGGAATCGCTCATGTCCGGCCCCATATATCGCATGGCCAGCATTCTACCTATCCGCGTACATTCGTAATAGCGTTTTGTTTATTAATTTAGGCTATTTGGCATGTTGCGGGCACAAAAAAGCCCCGGCGATCGGGGCTTATTGGAGGGCGCACGGCCGTCAACTGCTCGAGGCCGCCATGTGTTCGAGCCCTTCCGCCAGCTGCTGGAAGGCCAGCAGGATGCGCGGCGGCAGCCCCCCGCGGTAGCGTTGTGGGGCGTCTATCCGCCATTCTTGACCAATGAAGGTGATCGTCCACGAATACAGCGTTGCCTGGGTGCTCTGGTAGCGCTCCACGAACTGATAGGCGCGGCACTGTTCGTTGTCCTCGCCGTAGTAGGACCAGCCCCGGCTATCGACGAACTCGCGCCCAGCGAAGTCTGTAACCCACACGGCCAGCTCATCGCGCAGGGTGCCGTTCATAAAGATGGGCACCGCCCATTCGGCCGCATTCTTGAATGGGTACGCCCCCAGCGCCTGCAGACGCTTGGCAATGTCGTCAAGCTCGGCGTGTGGCTGCTGCCGGGGTATGCCAGCGCTTGCATCACCAATGCGCCCGATGGCTCTGGCCACGATTTCGCCTATGTCCTGGTCCTGATCGGATTTCATGCTCATGGCTCCTTGGTGTGCCCACAGTGCTTGCACTGGTAGCCGCTGTAGCTGGGGTTCGAGTCGCAATCGTGCCACTCCATGGGGGTGAAGTGACACCGGGGCCAGTTGCGCAAATGCTCGGCATCGGCCGCCGCACCGGCCGCCATGATCTGCTGATACTCAGCCTCGGACATTTCAATCAACGGCATGGCTGTATGTTCTCATTCTGGCTGATCTCTGTTCGTGCGGTTGTGGTCGCCCACTTTGCCGGCTGGTGGATGCCGGATTCTTTTGAAGTGGCCCCCGGTCGTGTTCAGGCTGGGGGCCTCGATTTAACATACATCTACTTACGCGCAGGGCGTGGGCACCGGGCCATCACCCGGCCAGCAGCGACTCCGCCTCGCGCACCGCTTGCCGCACCTTGTTGCGCAACACGACCCGGCCGCGCGCTGCCCGCTGCGCCGCGCTCACTTTGTCGATCAGGCTGTGCAAGCCTTCCTGAGCGCTGACCAGGTCGGCGGGCGGCTCGCTGCACTGCTCGATCAGGCTCGACAGGTAGCCGCCGGCATCGTGCAGCGCGGTCAGCTCGGTGGCGGCCAGGTAGATGGATGCGCCTTGCTTGGCCATGGCTTACCTCGGTAGCAGGGGGTGGGGGTTCGGTTACTTACTGAGGGGGCACAAGCGAGTCATGAACGCATAGAGCGATGCATCTAACTCGCCACGCGCCATCAGCTCTGCCAAGCGCGGATCACCCGAGTCTCGCAGCCACGCGGCCACCTGACTCAACGCCGGGGCCACTTCGTCCGTCACATCCGAATCGCCCGCCATGCCCACCCACAGTGCGCCGCTGCTTTCGTACAGCAAACGATCAAAGGCCAGATACAGGGCGACAATCACATCACGCGGGTCAATCGGTGTGGGAGCAGTCATGGGCGGAGTTCCTTAAATAATGAGGGGGTGGGTTCAGGCGTTTCGGGAACAGTCACCTTGGGCATTCGCACGCCTCCTGGGCTTTCTGGTTGAGCGCATCAATCACCTCAGCCGCCTTGTCGTTGAGCTCTGCCATCAGCGTGCGGTGCATTGGGGTATCGATCAGGTTCTCAACGCGCAACGCCGCCAGCCAGCCCGAAGCGACACCGCGCCGATTGATGAAGTCGTGCAGGTCGCTGGAATCGCTCAGCTGCTCGATCTTGTTCCTGGCCGATTGCACGGTGCTGGCTTTGTTCATGGTGCTCATAGGTCAGGGTTCTCGCTTGATCGTATGGCTGTAACGCACGCACGGCGCGTGGATTACAAACTCGGCCGGCTCATCGCTCGCGGGTGCAGGGTTGGCCTGGGCCTCAGCGACTTTGGCGTCACAGTAGATAGCCAATGCCGCTACAGGGTTGGACGATGCCAATGCTTCCGCCAAGGCGACTTCGTAATCGGTTTCGCTCATCCTTTCGGGCCCTCTTCGGCCGGCGCTGGGCTCAATTCGTCTTTCACCCAAAAACCGCCCTCTTTGCAGCTGTAGCAATGATCCGAGCCATTCCGGTGCTTGTAATCACCGTGGCAATCCGCGCACGCCTCCCAGCGATAGCTTGGGTTGGCCGGCAATGACGCGCCGTCGGGGTAATGGACCTGCAGGGCAATGCCACAGGCATCGCAAAAGCTCAGCCGCCGGTTATCCGGCGATTTCTCGCCTTTGTAGTCAATTCCATGCTGGGCCAGGCTAAGAACGCCATTGAGGGCGCTACACTTTGGGCAGTAGTAAATCCCGCGCATATCCGCATGAACATCAATAACTTGCATGGCAGCCTCCTAGTCGATCAGGTAATGGCCCTTGTCGACCTCGTACTGCTTTTCCCGATCGTCAATCAGGTGGCGAAGGTCGGCCGCGGTGCCGTCGAAGTTGGCCAGGTCGGTGTCGCGCAGCTTTTCGAGCTCGCGCAGATTCTCGGCCGCCAGCTGCTTGCGCTTCTCGATCATGGTCCGGCACGTCTCCATGAACACTGGGCAGCTTTCGGTATGTTCCCGGTACCAGCTGGCCAGGCGCATGAAGATGACCAGGTGCTGCTCGTCAAAGTTGCTCAGGCTGTCGCCGCGGAATTTCCAGGTGTTGCCGTTGTACATGGACAGCACGAAGGCCTGCAGGCTCAGTGCGGTCGAGTAGTTGGCACCGATCAGCTTGTCGCGATAAAGGGCGAAGGGGTTGTCGTTTGCGCTCACAGCTTGATTCCTTCAATGCGTGGGTAGTCAGTAGAGTGGTTTACTGCTCCAGCTCGAGCAGGCGAGCCGTTGCAACGTTCTCGATCAACACATACAGCCTTTCAACATCCGGCGCCGGTATCGCCTTGAGCAGCTCCAGCGCCTTGACCAGGCCCTCGGTACCGGCCTGCAGAATCAGGCAATTGACCGGCGTGTCAGCTTGCTCGATCCGCACCAGCTCTTTGCGAAGCTCGGCCTCGAGCACGGCCGGCATCACCAGGCCGCGAACCAGCGCACCACCCTCGCGCCAGCTCATTTCGGGGTGTGCCTGATCAGATCGGGCAGGCGCTCCATCGCGCGGCGCAGCTCGTCCCACGGGTGACGGGCGAAGTCGCGCTGATTGCTGCAGCCGGCATGCGCATGCTCGAAGGGCAAGCCGGCATGAATGATGGACTGAAACGCCCCGCAGTCACGGCAGTGAATATCGGTGCGCACCAATTCCCAGGCCTCAGTGAACTTGCCCAGCTCTTCGGCCAGGCAGTCTTGGGCAAACTTGAAATCACGCTCACTCATCGGCCAAGCCTCTTTTTGAATGACGCCGCCTTGTCTTTGTACAGGTGGGCCAGCTGGGCGCAGGCCGGCGCCGACACGGTGGCGGCATGGGCGATCGCGCGGCGCTTGGCTTCGGTCAGCCGCCCGATCGGCTCCCCGCTCTGTACCGCCACCGCGGCGTGCTGCAGGTCTTGCAGCCGTTCTTCGGCCGCTTTGGCAACATCCGGGGGCAGCCCCATGGCGTCGATGCGCTCAAGGGCGCCGGCCAGTTCGGCATAGCTTCGCTGAATCATTGGTTGTCCTTGTCGTTGATAGCGGGCTTTACCGCAATCATTGCACAGGGCGCGGCGTCGGTCATTTTGCGGCTGACTGCCTGGGCGTGGAGCACGATCTGATAGCCGGCGACCATGCCACAGACAAAGAGCGCACCAGCACACGCCAGCCGTAGCCAGAAACTTTCGGACAGGACCGCGGGGGTCAGGAGAAGCGCGAAGGCCAGCAGGGCAAGCTGCGCGCGCATAAGGTGCTTGAACATTGAGGCTCCGCGGCTACTGGAAAGCCCCGCCTGGGGTGGCGAGGCCTTCGCAGTATAAGCACTAACGCGCGTTCGCGCTATCGCGCCTTAGTGCTTTCGCGCGTTCGCGCTATTGAAGCCGCATCCCGTCGATCTCTTCGATACGGTCCACCAGGTCGGGGACCGCAGCCGCCAGCAGCATCAGTGCCCCCACCTTGCGTGGGTGGCCACCGCAGACAACGCCAGTGACGTCTTGCACCTCTATGGCGAGCTCCTTGATATGACTTAGGGGCTCCTGGCCATAGGTGCGCAGCGGGGCGTCGGGATCGAACGTCAGCCGCATACGCGCCAGCTCATCCTGCAGCGCCTTTACATGGAGCTCAAGGGCGCTACCGAGGCGCTCGGAGGTGTCGTGGTGGCTCCAGTCCTGCTCAGACAGCACGTCATTGATACTGATCACGCTGGCCTGCAGCGCCTCGAGCTCTTCGATCACCGGCAAGGCTTCACGGCGCAACGCGGTAGCCAGCTGACGCAGGGTCATTGAGTCATCACCAGGTACCGGCGTGCGGGGATGGTCGAGCAGCGCGTCAGCGGCCAGGCGCACCAGCTGCACCAGGCGGGTTTCCCCATTGGGGGTGTGCGGGGCCTTTCTAGCCATTGTCATCCTCCCGGTGCCCACAGGTACTGATAACGGCACTCATGCTGTCACCCGCTCAGGCCGGAACACACAGCCGTCGTCGTTGAACTCGGCAATCACCTTGCCATCCTCGTCGAAGTACTTCGTATTCCAGCAGGGGTGGCAGTTGACGGGCCTGGGGCCACGGCGCATCTGGTTGGCAAAGGTAACGCCCAGGTTGGCGCCGATCATCTTGGTGATGGTACCGATATGGCCGTTTACCTCGACCTGCATGCCCAGGCGGGCGAACTCGATACCGCGCAGGCGCTCCATTTCCTCAACGAACTGCTTTTGCTTGGGGGTCAATGCTGGTGTCTTGCTGGTCATGGTCAAATTCCGGTTCAGGCGTTCAAAAAGAGTGGTCTTGTTCGGGCTCAGGCTCAGGGGCCGGAGCGTCGTTGTTCTGCAGGTAGTCCTGGGCCAGCTTGAGGCTGTAAATGGGAGCCAACCCGTCGTTGATATAGCCGTCGGTAGTCCAGCGGTGCCGATGCGCCTCAAAGGTGCACCAGCCTTTGCGCGCGACGTACTTGTACGCCACCAGGAACAGGTCGCTCATCAGCTGGAAGTGCGTGGCGCCTATCCTCATGCTTTCGACCAGGGCCTCAGCATGGGACTGGTTGATGCCAACCGGCAGGGGCTGCCCCTGGTATTCGATAGGGGGCGCCACATTGCGCGATTTCGCGTCGATCTGCATTTCCCGGAGGTTGCGCACCGGGCTCTTAGCAAAGCCCGCAGGATAATCGCTCTTGCAGTCTCTATCTGGCATACGGAACGCCTTGGGCTTGGTCAGCGGCCCATTGAACTCGTTGGGCGTGCGCTCGGCCGCCTTGGGAGCGGGAGCAGCTGACGGGGTGCTGGCGAGCTTCGGTGCCGGATCGGCCACCGGCTCAGTCACGGGCTCAGGCTCCGGTACCGCCTCGAGGACTGGCTCCGCTGCTGGCTGGACTGCAGGCGGGGCAACCGTCACCAGCTGGGGGCGCTGGCGGGGGCGGATGAGCTCAGGGCGTTCCTCCAAGGGGCGAAAGTCCGGCTCATCCTCGCCGTGGCGGATGCTGGCCACCACGCGGCCCAGGTCGCTCTGGTCTTCCACCCAGGCCACCAGCGCCAGCCCGCGGGCCACCATCAGGTTGAGGTTGTCTTGACCGCAGCGGGCCATCAGGGCATCCAGCTTGCGCTTGCTCTCTTCGCCCATGGAGAAATTGAAGTCGTGCCGGATCGGCTTTTCGGCGGCGCTCATGCGGCCGCCTTGCCGGGCATTGCCGGCGCCAGCGAGCGCTGGCGGTGGTGGGTTGTGATTCGCATTTGGGTGCTTCCTGTATCTGGCTGATTGCCGGACCATAATACACTAACGCGCGTTCGCGCCAACGTGTTTTCGCGCGAACGCGCGTTCGCGCCTTTTGCATTATGTATTATGACCCCAGCCGGAATACGCTGTAGGCCCCAGTTTGCGCACCGTCTAGCCGAAACAGCTCTGCTCAACCAGCACCTTGGGTACGTGTACAGTCTCGCCACGGTGCAGCAGCACTATTGCTCGGCAGATAGCCACCAGGATCGAGTCGCCACCGGCCAAGCGCATCAGCAACGGGCCGTTCTTGTACGCGACCGATCGCCATTTTTTACTGGTACCGTCCTGCAGCATGCCAAAGCTCTTGCAATGCTTGTCCGCCAGCGGGCCGCCGAGCATCCAGTCTTCCTGCGGGTTGTACCGATCGAAGCGATACGACACTAGGCCGCCCCGGCGGTAGTACACGCGCCAATCGGTCAAGTACTCCCGCGGACCGTCCAGGTGCAGTTCAACACCCTCGACTTCGCCAACCGCCCAGGCCAGCGCCTCGCCAGACAGATCAGCCGCGGGGACCTCGATTAGATCGTTCACGACGCCACCTGGTGATCGCGCATGAAATTAGCCATGTCGCCCATCTGCTGAACAATTGCCTCTTCCTCTGCAGCGACTGACAACGAGATTTTCCCCTTTCTTTTGATGCAGTGCCTGCAGTCAACGCGGGACCAATCGCCAGACAAGCTGCTGGCCTCGCCAAGCCAGGTTCCGCAGACGGCTTGCTCTTCGGAGTCATCCTGTGGATGGGCGGAGTAATGGGTCTTCATTGCACTCACCGCAGCACCTCATCAGACACGTCAAAGAAGCCCAGGCGTCCCTTGAGCGGGGTAAAAGGCAGCACCTCGGGGTTGCGCAGCATGAAACCCTTCTGGCCCATGTACCAAGGCGAATGAAAGGTCGCCTCCAGAGTTTCGACGCTGTCATACAGCTCGACCGACCCGATGATGCCGCCGCGCTGCAGGTCCTCGAACTCCGGGAAGTCAAACGGAGGCGTCAGCCCTCCAGACTCCATACCCCACTGATAGGCGGACAGGTATTCATTGCGGGTCATGCCTTGGGCCGCGTGCACCAGGAACCGACCGCGAAACTTCGTGTGCCAGGTGCGGTTCTCCACGTCCTTAAAGTCGGCCCTGTAACGCTGCTCTGGGGTGGTCAGGTTCGGCCAGATGATCAGGTGTGCCCATGGCTGGCGGATGGATAGCGCTTTCATGCTGTGAACTTCCGGTTGAACCCCTGATGGCGCAGCGGTACCGCCGTAACAGGGGTTTTCAGTGCCTGTTCGAGGCTCATGCCCGCCCTCATGCGCCGGCGCACCGTTGAATCGCTCACACCATGCCTTTTGGCCAGCTCTACGATCGTGCCGCGAACACCATCAACTGTATGTGACCGGAGCTCACGCCGAGCGGCCACCGCCTTCTGTGCAGCGGCGCGGAGCTTGGGCGTACAGACGCCCCGGCGCGCCTCGTTCGACAGCTGGCAATTCAGCGACTGACCCCGCTCAGGCCAGTCAATCGCCGGCATTGCCTCAAGCATTGCGTAGAAGGTATCGCGACACAGGCCGAGCGCCTCAAGGACCATGGTTTTGGAGAAGCCACGGGCAGCGCAGTCCCTTATGAATTCCTCAGTTGTCATTGAGCGCACCGAATGTTGGTTTCGATCACTTTGAATTCCACCACCCATACCCACGGGTTGGCGGTCCACATATACCCAGTGCGCATGGACTCCCACAGCATGTAGAAGGCCTCCCGCGCGCAGCTGGTGCTGCGCCCCTTGTACTCGTCGCCCTCGGTGATGACGTAACGGCGCTTGGCCTTGTCGTAGAACATGCCTTCGGCCGCGGCCTGCTCGGGGCTTATCGCCTGCAGCTGCTTGGCCTGCACGCTGACGATCTCCAGCACCAGGCGGGCGTATTCCTCGGGCATGGTGTCCGCATCGTTCCACTGGGGACGGTAATGGGCCGGCGGTGCGGCTTTGTTGTGGTCCGCGATCCAGTCGCCATCTGCCAGGTAGGTCACCGCTGCGCCGTGCTTGTTCCACGGCTCCTGGACATACAGGCGATCGCCCGGCACCCCGTAAGGGCAGCGCCAAGCGGCTGGAACATCGCCCGGCAGGTCACCACCCTCATAAGGGACATGGCCTCGTGCCAGCCAAACGGGCTGCCCGTCAGGGTGGGGGGCCATGCTGACGTAGGTGTTGAACGGCTGCGGTGTCACCACCTCCCGGAAGGTCGTTTTACGACCATCCAGGGTGGCGGCCGCCATGCCGGCGGACATGACTACAGCCCGGATAGATCCGGCACTCACTGCAGCACCTTGGAGCCAGGCAGAACGGGGGTGGTCAACGTTTTGAGGATGCGGTCGATGCTCTTTTGCGCTTCCTCCGGTGAAATGACTTTTTCGGTAACTTCTGGCCTGGCGGCGCCCTCGAGCGTGTCCAGCAGCAGTTCCAGACGGTGGGTGCGCTCCAGCTTTTCGATGATCGCGGAAACGATGAACCCATTCATGGAGCGGCTATCGAGCGCAGCAGCGGCAATCACACGTTCGCGCAGGCCATCTGGCAAGCGGGTCATGACTTTCTGTACGCCTTGGGATGCTTTGTCTTCATTGCTCATTGGAAACTTCCTGTTCTTCAACTGAGAGGGTTGCGGGCGCTGGGCCCGCAGAGCCGTTATGCGGTGGCGACGCCGGGCTCGACGCCCAAGGCCTGTGCGAGGGTTTTGCCGCGGGCCATGAGCCGCTGCACCTTGGCGCGGCTCATGCCGGCCTGGGCGGCCAACTGGGGCATGGTTCCGTAGTACGGACCAACCTGGCGGGCATATCGTGCGCGGATGGTCGCCAGCCCCCGGGCACGCGCCGCCTTGATGGCCGGGTGGTCACGGTTGGCCTGGTTGGCCAGCTGGTTGCCGACGGAACAACCCTGGCGCGGCCAGTCGACCGGCGCCATGGCATCCAGCAGAAGCTGAAACTTCGGCCGGCTCAGGCCCATGTGCTCACGCGTCATGGTCCGGGACCAACCCTTGGCAGCGGCCTCACGGATGAACTTCTCGGTAGCGCAGCTCATTCGGTGGCCTCGGCTTTCTTCGCGCGGTGGGCCGCGGCCGCCTCGGGGGTGGCCAGGTCGAAGTGCTTCACTTCCTCACCGTCGGGCAGAATGATCGTCAAGGTGTGCATTTGCAGGCCGCCCAGCGTCAGGTCGCAGCCGACACCTTTGACGAAGCGGCCAATGCACGACGTGCCCAGACGAAACTGCAGGTCTTCCATTTCTTCGCCAACGCCCGCGTCGAGGAAGTCACGACCGCTTTGCAGGGTCTTGCACTGAGGGCAGACAAACACAACGTCTTCCAGGTGAACCGCCTGGGCCTTGTACTCTTCCTGGAACTGCTCAATGGAGATCTCGCGACGGCCACTCATGCCACACGCTCGCTTTCTTCGGCAGCCATGACCGGCAGCAGACGCGCCGCCGCGCGGCAGGCCTCCAGCTGGTCTACTGGGTAGCCCCAGATGTTGCCCTTGCCATGGGTGCGTTCCATACCGATGTAATACATTTCGATGCGGATACCCTGCATCACGTAATCGCGCAGCATGCACACCAGGTCGCGCAGGGTGCCGCCGTGGCCAAAGCCTTGCCAGTCCCCGTTCCTGCGCAGCACCACCTTGTTGCCCGACTTCTCGTCGATCAGGTAGACGCCGCCGTCGTACACCAGGCGAGCGATGCGCTCGTGCTTGGCGTTGAAGAAGAAGCACCGACCGTGCTGGGAAATGACCTCAATCAGCTGGTTGGCGTAGAAACACCGCAGCTGCTTGGCGAACTCGTGCCGGCCGGACTCGACCACTTTGCCATCGGTGAACACCTTGGCCAGGCGGGCGCAGAGCTCGGACATGGTGGCCATGGATTCAGTTTGGGCGTCAGGCCCTACGGGCAGCTCAGCTTTCAGGCCAGTGCGCAGGTGCTGCAGCACCAGAAGGTGGCCGGTTGCGGTCTTGCTCGAGGTCAGGGCGAAGCGCTCACGATCGAGCATCCCGCTGACCCAGTCGATATTTTCATTGTGCATAGCGCGTAGCCTCGAACATCCGTTTGTACTTGGTGATTGCCAGGACCCTAAAGCAGAGAATCCTGGCGGCGTTGGCGCAGGCGAGGCGGTATCCCTCATCGCCTTTCTCGTGTCCGCTGCTCCCGAGCGTCATGACCCCGGTATCAGGGTGGTGGGCGATCGCGGTAAAGCCGATCGCCTCCTTTCCATCCCTCTCCGCGGTACAGCTCACGGTGAAGACCATGACGCCCAAAGGGGTTTGAATGGCCTTGCGCTTGAGCTCGATATCGCTGGTATCCAGCAGCATCACGCCAACTCCGGCCGCACAGGGCGACCTATGTAGGGCTCCAGCCGCTTCGCGACCAGGTTGGCCAGCTCAATCAACCCGCTCCTGGTGTTGCCCTTGGCCAAGCCGATCAAGCGGTTACCCTCGAGCGACTCCACCAGCAGCTCCAGGTTGCAGGCGGTGGGCTGGATGCCTTGGCCGGCCTTCAACGCTTCGGTGATCGCCTGGGCCGCATCGGCCCACTTCTCGGCGTCAAACCCCGCCGGCGGGTTGTACTCGTAGGTGTCCGCCAACAGCTCGGCATTCCCCAAAAAGCGCATCCGGTCCGCGAGAAAGCCCGCGGCCATGGCGCTGAACACAATCGGTAGGTTGCGCATATCTATACCTCTGGCTGATTTGCCCGGGCATTTTTGCACAAACGCGCGTTCGCGCCAACCTGTTTACGCGCGAAAGCGCGAACGCGCGTTTAACCTACAACCCCCGATTGCCGCGCCCTGCACGGCTCGACCCATTGAGCGATCGCTGTCCGCTATCCAGTTTCCAGACGATGTACGCCCCACATGATGGGCAAATCTTCCGGTCGATCGAGGCGAGCAGTACCAGCCGGGTTTCCCCGCAAGCACAGGCCTTGGTGCTCGGCCGGGTGTCTTCGTTGGTCAGCATGCTTGGGCCTCCCGGTACTGGCGGTGCGCCTCCCACTTGGCCAGCAGCGCCCGCGTACCGTCCGGTACCGGCCGCCCTGCCCGCTCCACCAGCTGCACACAGGCGTCGACCAGTTCGATTTCGCGGCCGTACTCGGCGATAAACCTGGCCTTGTTGCCGTGCACCGCTAGCAGCGTCTTGACCGGGCCGGTACCGGGCTGGTGATGCCCCTCGCACAGCGGCAGCACGTAGTAATGGGCGTGGGCCTTGGTGCGGCCGTCGCAGTGGTGAATCGAGACATGCCCGGGCAACGTGTAGTCGCGTGGGCGGCCATCGAGCAGGCAGCAGATGCACCCGCAGACGTAGGCCAAGTCGTCGTGCCAGGCCTTTTCAACCTTGGTGACCGTGCGTCCTCCGAGCATCACGCGAACCTCACAGGTTGTGGGCCTGGACGAGCAGCCCGCAGAGCCATCAGGCCTGCAGGAGCAGCCTTGCGCGCGACCTGGGCCGGTTCTTCGCCCTCGCCAACCTCATCGGCCGGAGCACGGGCCGCGGCCATGGCCATCAGGGCAGCCAAGCCGATACCTGGGCCCTTTTCGTTTTTCTCGGCAGGAACTGGGGTGGGTTCGGGATCAACGGCAGTGACAGGCGTGCTCTGTGGCTGGCTCTCAGCTTGCTCACGGGCGGCCTGCACCCGCTGGGTCTTCTGGAACCGAGTGGCATAGGACTCGCAGTTTTTCAGCAGCATGCCCACTGGATGCAGGGCGTCGACGATGTACGCCGTGGTTTCGTGCTTGACGTAGTAGGTGGCCACCTGGGGGGCCAGATCGCCTACACGGGCGACCAACTGGCACATGACGGACAGCATGTGTTTGTTGCACACCGGCCAGGCCTTGTACTTGGACCGGTAGGCACGAGCATAGGCATGCCATGGGGCGTAGCTGACCGCAGTGGGGTTCTGGGGGTAGTCCGCAGGCTCTCCCCCCTCTGGCTTATGGCCTTTGCTTTTCGCGGCTACAGCCGCCACCTTGCCGACCGATTCCCCGGCTTGCCCGGGGTCGTCGTAAGAAACTGCTTTTTCAATCCTTGTTGCACTTTCAGTACTGTCTAATGTTTCCGGCTTTTCCGTAAACGGTGTTGCCGTAACCGGCGATTCAGTAATCGGCGTCACCGTTTCCGGCAAATCCGTAAACGGCTCATCACCACCACTCTTGCGCTTGGCGCCGGCCTTGGCCTGAACGCTGGCGACGTAGATCGCCGCCTGCTCGAGGTCTGGCACCTCGGACACTTCGTATTCCACGCCCCGGAAGCCGCCACCCTCGCGGACGAACTCCTGGTACAGGTAGCCAGCGGCGCGCAGTTCGTTGAGTACCTTGTAGACCTTGTCCCGGCCAGAGCGGCCGCCGATCGCCTCGCGGGTCTGGTTGATCAGGTCCTTGATCTGGACGCGCCAGTTGTCCGGCTTGCTTAGGAGGTAGATCAGCATGCCGCGGCCAGCCCACGACAACCGACGATCTTCGATAACCGTCGATGGGAGGGCGTAGTAAGTGCTTTTCCGTGCAGCGCGAACGATGCTCATCGAGCACCTCCTTTGTGAGTGGGTGCTGTGAGCAAAGAAACAGGCGTGAAAAGATGGCATTGCGCCATCATTGCCGGCGAAAGGTCAGAAGATTGCAGGAATGTGACGCAAAGGCGCGAACGTGTTAACGCGCGTTGCGTGTGGTATAGTCGGCCTACGAACACAGGGGACCCCCGTATTCGGGTAAGCACGGATAGCTTTCTGATCCATTGATGTGATCGTTTTGCCCTAGCCTTATCAGGGCTAGAGCATAAAAGAATGTGTTTTTATGCATTTTTTGGTGAAAAAGAACCCAGGAGCCTTGGTCGGTGAAGCGGGTTCTTTTTTTTTGCCTCCATTTCAGTGCCTGCGCAAAGCGCAGATGCGATCCAATTCGGCGTGCTGTATACCATACGGCCGCAAACGCCGTCTAAGCCATTTTATCCGCGTACCTCACTCGGACTTGGGCTTTTTCTTCTTCACAAGATGCGCCACAGCCCGCAAATACAGGGCTTTCGAGAGCCCGCGCTCGCCCGTCGGCGCGCCCGAAATAATCTCCAGATTGCTAGCCGTTTTGAATTTTGGGGACAAATCCTTGGTGCGCAGTTTCCTCGCCAGGCGAACACCTCGAGCGATCGAGCAGCGCAATTCACGCTCAGGGTAATCCTGGTCGAACCATCCAAACGGCAACCCCAAAACATCCTCAAGGCGGCGGCTCAACCGTTCGGGTATCCCTGATCGGGCGTTGACGGCCACGCTCATCTGGTTGGCGAACTTCACCTGGTCCTGTTCCGAATAGGCGCTCAGGGCCCTGATCCGCACGCCGTCATAGCGCAGATCAACGTACAGGATGAAACGCTGGCGCCTGGCCGCCTGGGCCGCGTCTACGGCTTCCTCGACGGTTTGGCAGCCCTCAAAAATCTCGATGTTCATGCGGGTCTTATCGGTGGCTGTCTTGATACTGCCGATCTTACAGGAGTGATAAATAAACTGCTGTTTTTTACTGGGAAACCCCTTTATCTTATGCGGCGCAATGTACGCGGATACAAAATGCCGTGTACGCGGATACTGACAAAAGGGGGCCCCATGGCTCGCGGCGTAAACAAAGTGATCCTGGTGGGGACGTGCGGACAAGATCCCGAGGTGCGCTACCTTCCCAACGGCAATGCGGTAACCAATCTCAGCCTGGCCACCAGTGAGCAGTGGACGGACAAGCAAAGCGGCCAGAAGGTCGAGCGCACCGAATGGCACCGCGTGTCCATGTTCGGCAAGGTGGCGGAAATCGCCGGGGAGTACCTGCGCAAGGGCTCGCAGGTCTATATCGAAGGCAAGCTGCAAACCCGGGAGTGGGAAAAGGACGGCATCAAGCGTTACACCACTGAAATCGTCGTCGACATGACCGGCACCATGCAGCTGCTGGGCGGCCGACCTCAAGGCGACCAGGGCCCGCGCCCTCACCCGCAAGACGGCGCAGCGCGCCAGGCCCCGCCCCGGCGCCAGCCAAGCCCGCCCCAGAGCCAACAGGGCGCCCCTGGCCCAGACGTCCCTAACTTCGACGACGACATACCATTCCGCCCTATACCTCACCTGGCGGGGGCCTGATCCATGCCCCACCCGATCCAGTACCTGGGCCACCCCCTGCACACCGTGAACGCCAAGGCCGAGCTGCGCCGCCAGCTTGAAGAGGCGGTGGCCAGGTTCGGCCCGGTAGCGCCAGCGGCAGAGCTCCATACCAAACCCACGCCCGCGCAAGAGCGGGTCATTCGCTACGGACTGCACAAGAGATAAGCCATGTTCTTCAAAAACCTGCTTGCCTACCGTTTGACCCAAGACATTGCCCTCGAGGCGGAAGCACTCGAAGCCGCGCTGGCGTCCAAACCTGCCCGTGCTTGCGCCAGCCAGGAACTGAACACTTACGGATTCGTTGCCCCGTTCGGGAAGGGTGAAGACGCCCCGCTGGTGCACGTCAGCGGCGACTTCCTCCTGATCGCCGCCCGCAAGGAAGAGCGGATTTTGCCCGGCACCGTGGTCAACCAGGCGCTTAAGGAAAAGGTCGAAGAGATCGAGTCCGAGCAGATGCGCAAGGTCTACAAGAAAGAGCGCGACCAGATCAAAGACGAGATCATTCAGGCCTTCCTTCCGCGTGCCTTCGTGCGCCACTCCATGATCTTTGCCGCGATCGACACCCGCGAGGGCCTGATCCTGGTCAACAGCGCCAGCCCGGGCCGCGCCGAGGACTTGCTCTCTACCCTGCGCGAAGTACTTGGCTCGCTGCCGGTGCGCCCAGTCACCGTCAAGATTGCCCCGGTGGCCACCATGACCGACTGGCTAAAGCAGCAAGAGGCCGCCGAGTGCTTCACCGTGCTGGATTCGTGCGAGCTGCGCGACACCCACGAAGATGGCGGGATTGTGCGCTGCACTCGCCAGGACCTGACCAGCGAGGAAGTCCAGCTGCACCTGGCTACCGGCAAGGTCTGCACCCGCCTGGCACTGGCCTACAAGGACCAGCTGAGCTTTGTGCTCGATGACAGCCTGAGCATTTCCCGCCTGCGCTTTGAGGATCTGCTGACCGAGCAGGCCGAGCAGGACGGTGGCGACGAGGCCGCGGGCCAGTTCGATGCCAGTTTCTCGCTGATGATGCTGACCTTCCGGGAGTTCCTGGGCGAGCTGCTGCCGGCACTGGGCGGTGAAGAGCTGCCACAGGCGGCATAGCCAAATCGCGGACGAAAAAAAGCCGCGACTCCCGAGGGGCGCGGCCTTTTTCCACAAAAATCAGCCAGATAATTGTGCCTCGCATTATATGCCCCTGCACTCGATTAGCAAGGAACGTGATGAAAATCATATTTAACGGCTCTGAGGTCCGCTTTGAAGGCGACAAGGGCCAGCAGCGTGGCAAGTACAAAGCCGGCCTGCCGATGAAGCGCGTGGTCTGGACCGCCGTGGTGCAACTCAAGGACGCCGCGGGCAATGCGACCGAAACGAACTGGTCCACGCCGCCCGGGCGGCGCCTGAACTACCTGGAAGCCAAGGCGACCATGTTCGCCGTGGTGGCCGAGCTGCAGCGCGTGTTCAGGGACGAATACCAGGGGGAGCCAGACACGGCGCATTTCGTCATGGTGAGCAGCTAATGCGCGCACCAGCTGACACCCAAACCCTGGACTTCAACCTGCAGAAACTCGTCTTTCTGCCGGCGATCGCCGCCAAGGTGCAGAGCGGCGCGGTGCGCCAGGTGGTCATCCCCTGCAACCCGCAACCGGTGATTGATGCGGAGGCCCTGCGCCTGGCCGGACTCCCTCACCCCGAAAGCATGGCACTCATGCGAGCGGTACAACGCGCCTTTCGCCAAGGCTTGATCGGCGCCAGCACTGCGCCGATCCAGGTGGGGCATGCTTTCGAGCTCCTGCAGGCGCTGCCGCCCGAAAAGTACTCGCGGCTTGGTACCGGCCTGGTCCGCAGCATCGAGATCACCCGATTCAGCCACCTGGGCGACCGAGAGCTGCAGGCATGTGGCCACTTTAATGCTGACACTTTTGCCGAATATTGGGACAGCACCACGCCCGATATACCGACCACCACCAATCCATGGTGCTGGCTCATTCAGTTTGAATATAAGGGGTAACCAAACATGCACACCTTGGCACTTCTGGTGGTCACTGCTGCCCTATGTCACCTCTATCGCTACTACAACAACGAAAACCACCCGAACATCATCCTTCACAAACTTCACAAGCGCCTGCGTGTATGCTTGGGAATGGCCATTATTGGCACGTTAGTATCAGTTTCCTACACGATCCCCGCCGAAATGGGTCGCATGGTGCGCAGCGTCCAGGCCAACCAGGTAGCGCTGGCGGCAAAGCGGCAGGAAGCACGCCAGGCGTCAGAAATCAAGCATGTGCGACAGATGATTGACGTTTTCGGGGGTGCCGACAACTATTTGGCGTACCTGCAGCGCCAAACATCACAATAAACAAAATTTCCACACCGTTCGTCGCTTAAACCCCTTTCGTGCGGAACTTTCTCATGTCACCCTTCACAAACAAGCATACGAGGGATGGGGTCAATGTGTGGGACCGGTTAAAGCCCGACGAACGGTAGCCCTTGTGTGGTGGGCGCTGCGGGCTTTAGAGACGCGGATATTATATCCGCGTCACATCCGGCGAAATCTTTCCCTTGATCTAGGCTTACACCTGCTCCTTTTTAAATTCAGCATCTTTCAAAACCGCAGGTCTGGAACCCGTCCCATGCAGGTCAAACCGACTAACACAGCATTCACAAGCATAAAGGCAGAACTATGTCCCTTACTCAGAAGGTTATTCAAAACATAACCACGCCGGGCAAGTATCAAGACAAATATGGATTGGCCTTACGTGTATCGCCAGGAGGCGCCAAGGCTTGGATTATGCGTTACACCTTTGAGGGCACCCGTCGAGACGATGGCCTGGGAAAGTTCCCGGACGTTTCGCTGGATGAGGCCCGTGCGCAAGCTATGGCGATTCGCCTGTCTGCGCGTAAAGGTATTGACCCCCGAGAGGAAAAAGCAGAACGCGCCCGCTCGGCTGTAACCTTTCGCGAGGATGCTGAGGCGTTCATTTCGCGTCATGCGCATGGTTGGGGGGTCAAGCATACTCACCAGTGGGAAGCCTCACTGCGCGATCACGTTTACCCCAAAATTGGCGGCAAAGCAGTTTGCTCAATTGACACTGAAACAGTGCGCAAGGTGCTCGATCCGATCTGGCGTGAAAAGCCGGAGACGGCGCGGCGCGTGCGTAACCGCATAGAGCGAGTACTGGATTACTCCAAGACGCTGCAGCACAGGGATGGCGACAACCCTGCGCGCTGGCGCGGCCACCTGCAAAACATAATGTCCAATCTGTTGCCGACGCCAACCCCTCTAGACTCAATGAGTTACCATGTATTGCCAGCATTTATGGCAAGACTAGAGGCGGAAGATTCGCGCGCCGCGCGCTGCATGCAATTCCTAATATTGACAGGTTGTCGCAGTGCCGAAGCCATGGGCGCGCGCTGGGATGAGATAGATTGGGAGCACTCTGTATGGCGCATCCCTGCTGAGCGTATGAAGAGCCGCGAAGATCACGATATTCCTCTAAGTCAGGCAGCACTAAACGTGCTCAAAGAAGCCGGAACTAGAGGGAAAAGTGAGTACATATTCTCTAACCCAACTTACACCGGGATGATGGCCAACAACACGTTGCGCCGCCTGCTGAAAGAAAAAATGGCAGAGAGCTGCACGGTGCACGGTTTCCGCGCGACTTTCCGCACCTGGCTGCAGGAGAAAACCGATTTCTCGAATGAGCTGTGTGAAGCGGCACTGGCTCACGCAGTAGGCAATCTAACGCAGCGCGCCTACACCCGTGGCAAGCAACTCGAGAAGCGTAGACCGATGATGGATAAGTGGGCGCGTTTTGCTGTTGAGCGAATGCAGCCACCAGCACCGCGACCGAGCATGACGGTTGCAGCACGCTCTGGGAAGTCACATCAGCCGTACACATGAACGGTAAAAAAACGCCCCAAACCCCATTAGCCATTGCGGCGTGGGGCGGGGCGTTTCTGCGTTAAAAATTCCAACTGGCAGTGAGCATCCATTGCGAGTGCTCATCGGCAAGCCATAGCTTGCCCGTGAGCTTGATGGGTACCTCGTAGAGCGTCAGGGTGGCCCGCCAGTACAAATCGGGCAACCCGTATGCGTCTTTAAGCCAGTCGACCGAGTTGATGATCAGCAATTCTGAACCTCACTCGATAATCAGCGATCTCGGCATCGGATAGCACCGATACGTCGAAGTCTGCCCATGTCACGCCCTGTGCCTGGCACTCATCCCACGCATGCCACCCGCCGATCTCCAGGCCGCCGCGAACTGCTGCTGCCTGTAGCGCATTGGCGCCCTGCAGCCCGCACATTTCGGCAAAAAGGCCGTCCAAGTCGGCGCGCTTCTCACCAGTCACGGGACTCAGCATGTATCGGGCATCGTGAATCACGCCCGGCAAGCGGTGGTCGACCGTGGCAAACAACCCGTTGAGCAGCGCGGGGATGCTGGCCAGGTCGGTCAGCATCCCGCGCGGCGCTTCAAAGGTGCGCCCGCGGCTATCCACGTAATAGACGGTGTTCATCAGCGTCCACAGGTCGTTACTTTCCGCCGATCGGAACGGGCGCAGGATCGGCGGACCGCTAAAGCCCTGCTTAGGCACGCGTGGTCGCCTGGATGGCCTGGGCCACGGTGGTCGGTACCGCCGACTCTTCAGCGCCGATCGCGGTACCGCCTACTGCAGGGCCGGTGGAAGCGGTGGTGGTGGCATCAGTTGCAGGGGTGGCGGGCTCGACGGCCGGGGTGCCGGCGCGCAAGGCCTGGATCACGTCGGCCTGCTCCTGGGTCAAGCGACCTTCGGTTACCGCCTTGGCGATCGCGGCGTCGATGACCTCGGCGGCCTTCTCCTGGGTGGCCACCGCCAGCTGCGCGTCCAAGGTGGTGTCGCCATTGACGACGTCACACAGCCCGGTGTTGTACACCTTGCCGGCGACCACCAGCTGCGCCACCGCGCGCTGGGCCGGGCTCATCTTGCAGTAGGTGCCCACCGCGCTCGAGGCGTCGGCGTAGACGGCACCGCCGACGGTAGACACGACATTGCCAACGGTGGAACAGGCGGCCACACCGGCCAGGGCCAGGGCCAGAACGGCGCCCATCAGAACTTTACGCATAGGGTGAATCTCCATGTATTGCGGTTGGGTTGGGTAAATCAGGGGGAATTCAGGCCGCGGCCGGCAGGTCGCGCAGGCAGTGCGCGCGCTCAGCCTCACGGCGTTTCTTGATGCCGGGCATCCACTTGGGGTTGAGCCACTGCATGATTTGCTCGCAGGCGCCGACGCGATCGCCGGCACGGAGCTTGCGCACCAGGGTGCTTGGAACGCCGCTGGACTTGAGCGCGAAAAGCCCGTCCTTGACGCCTTTGCCGCCAGGGCCAAGGTTGTCGTAGAAGCTGTTGTAGGCTTCCTGCTCGCCCAAGGTCAGGTCCTCGTAGGTGATCTGGCCGGCGGGCGTCTGGATGAGGCCGATACGGCGCTGCAGCACGGCCTGGTTGGCCTCCATCCGGGCCACCAGCGTTTCAGCACATTCCTCCAGCGTGCGCGCCGGCTGGCCGAACTTGACGCCTTGGGTCTGTCCCATGCACTGGGTAGGGATGCCCAGGCCGTCGTCGTAGACGTCCAGGCGCGTGCCCTCATAGCCCGCGGCGGAAATGGCCATGGTGATGATCACGGCCAGGGTTTTCTTGCGCTGGCCCACGGCCTTGATCGCGCTGGTGACTTCAAGCGTTGTTGGAATCTTGGCCATCTTCGGCACTCCCAGTGGTTTTACTCAGGAAATGGATGGCCACGTTCAAGGACTTGAGCACGGTGGAAACAGCCGCGTAGACGGCCGGATCGACCAGGCCCTGGCCATCCAGGCAGGCCCAAGCGATCACCACGCCATCGAGGACGATGCCGGCAGCGATCAGGGCGGTATTGAACGGCTTGGCGCCGCGGGCGCAGCGCTTGACGGCGCCCCCTTGGGCTTTAGCGGCCACGGGCGTCCACCTCTTTGCGCAGCTGCTTGAGCTCGAAACCCTGCTCGAGCACGGTGGTCTGCAAGGCGGAGACTTCTTTGCCGGTAGTGTCTTGGGCGCCCTTGATTTGCGTGACGTCGCGCTGCACCAGGGCGATGTCCCGACTGAACCCATTGATTGAGGTTTGGATGCCGTCCAGCTTGTTGACGACGGAGGTACACAGGCCGATCAGCAGGGCGCCGGCCAGGGTCTGCCCCAGCTTTAAGATCCCTTTGACGACGGGCAAGTCCATCAAACGCTGCGTGTCAGCGGCCATTTTTGTGCTCTCAGAAATCCGTGTTGATGCACGTATTCTGTTCGCGTAAATGGCCGCTTCTCGGGCGGGGTTTGCGCCGATTTACGGCCGCTTGGCCATGATCTCGGCGATGTTGGAGAGCCCCTTGATCATCGAGTCGAGGCGGTTGATCTGCGCCATCACCACCTTTGCTTCGTTCTCGCGGTTTTTCTTCCAGTTCTCGAAGGGTTTGCTCGCAAACAGCTTCTTGATTCGCTCGTCAGTCAGCTTGCCGCACTGGATGAGGTCCTGGCCGAAGTACAGCGCCAGGTCGGCGCGCACCGCGTTATAGGATTCCCATAATTTGACGCGCTCGCTCGGTGATGCAGGAATGGGGAGGAAACCGGGCCGGTGCTAACTCTGGCACCCCCTTTTCGGCATCGGGCTGACTGACCTGGCGGGCTACAACGCCGTGCAGGTTGGTCACCGCATACACCAGGTGCGCGGCCTGCTGCTCGCACTGACGGAAGTAGTCGAACAGGGCCACAAATTGGTTATCCGCCAGCTTGCGCACCTGGTGGATGCGCTCGAGCAGCGCCGCTTCGTACTGGGCGTCATCGATGTAGGGCGTTGGCTCTTCATCGGCGCCGCGCAGGCAGGCGGCCATGCTGGCGGCCCACCAGCTGTAATTGGTCTTTTTGAAGGTGCCGCCTTCAATCAGGGTTTCGATGATCTCGGCCTGGTAGCCCAGCATGGGGCTGTAGATCATTTCCCGGCCTTCAAACACAAAGCCGACATTGGCCACTGCCGCCGTGAAATCGGTATTGCCCAGCAAGTAGTCGTGAAAATGGCCCTTGCCGATCGGGAAGTCGGGGCCGTCTTCGCGCGTCGAGCTCATGTAATAGGCGGCCACGTAAGTCCGCTCATTGATCGACCACATGCGCGGATCACTCACGACACCCGGGCGATCGATAGAGCGGCAGACGTGCTGCAGGAGCGCCGTGTAAGTGCGCTGCTCGAACACCGCCGGAATCTCGCAGAGCGCTTCGATCTGATCCATGTTGAGGACGGACATTTCGACCGAAATACGCGCCGTATTCAGTGGGTTGATGTACTTCATAGCACCCCGAAGTAGTCGTATTGAGTGAACGTCAGGTTGATGGTGGCGAACTCATCAGCTGAGCGGGCCTGGTTGGTTTCGCACGACACCGGCACCATCGGCCAGGAGGCCGAATAGCCGTAGTTTTCGCGAATAGCGCCATGGGTGACGGTGATTTGGTTGGCGTACTGGGACGGCAAGCCGAATGTGCCATCCGGCGATGCCACGGCCTGGCGCAGCTGGTCAAACCACAGCTTGATTTCACCGTCTACGTCGTAGCAGGTCAGGCGCAGCTCTACCGGATCGACCCCGGTGGGCGACTGGGTGAAGCCGGAGCCGAGCTTGCCCGGCTCCCACCCCAGCTGGGTACCGTTGTAAGAGCACTCAATGGCCAGCAGGTTGACCCGGGGCGCGGCAATCTTGCCGATCGGCGCCACCGCCACATGGAACAGGTTCGAGCGCTCACGATCGACGCCTATGGCCTCGTCAAAAATCCGCTCGTACTCGGCCCAAGACACACCGCCAAGCAGGAGGTTGTCATTTTTGCCGGACCGACTGAGATAGTTGTCGAGCAGCTTGTTACTGGCGCCCGCCACGTTGCCGTTGAGCAAATCCCGGGCAGCGCCGGTGTATTTGAGCACCTTGCTGCTCACGCCAACTTTGGGGGTGATTGCCGCGGCTGCCTGGTACGCCAGGCGCTCAAAGATACTGGCCATTAGATCGAAAACACCTCGTATCCGAAGCACAGCTGGGGCAGGCGCGTTTCGTAGGTGTCGATCGCCACCTGCACTTCAGCCACCTGGCGGCCGAACACCTCTGCGCCCATGCTGCGCGATGCCTCGAAGGCGGTACCGTTCTCGCGCTCCATGTACAGGTGCCAGAGCGGCTCAATGATTCCGACCTCACTGGTGGTCAAATCGAAGTCCTGGGCCCCCTCGGCTGTCGCTGAGGCGTCGATATCGATGTAATCGCCATTGGCATCCAGCGCCAGCTTGAGGCGCTTGTACGCGCAGTATTTGCGCACTGCAGCGCGCAAGCTCCGGGTGATCTGCTCGTCAGTGAGCGCGCAGCCAATCGGCAGCACGGCCAGAAAGCTGGCTACTAATTGGCTGATCTTCATGGTTACTGGTTCGCGAACCAGTGGAAGTGCAGCGTGCCCTGGAACAGCAGGGTTTGCGCGTCGTTCTCCCAGTCGCGATCAGGGGTATCCATGACCATCACCAGGTTTTTGAGGCTCTCTTTGCGCAGGTAGTCGTCTGGGCGGCCCTCGTACACAGTTGCATTGAGGTAGCTGCCGTTGGCGATCAGCGCCTTGAGCATCTCGCTCGCCTGGCCCTTGACGGTTTCGTACAGCGCCACCGGGCCTTCCTGCTTGGTCTTGACCTGCTTGGGCTGCACCATCAGCTGGCCGTTGGGGCCGTAGGTTTCAATAACATCGCCCACGGTGGCCACCGGCCAGGGGAACTGCTTTACCAGCAGTGGCATGTTGGGGAATTCATCGAAGACGATCTGGGCATCAGATTGAACAATCTTTCGCCCCAGGTCGTTGGTGTTTTGGAACGTGCGGCTCAATACCGCCATGGCGTCAACAGACATACTCAAACCCTCGGATGCGTGAACAAACAAGGGTCATCGTCACACGCAGAAAACCCCCTATTTTCGGGGGGTTTGCGCGTTATTGGCGGGCGAAGAACTTGCGAATATCGGGGCGGTCGAGCGCGGTGAGCGTCGACATATTGACCTGCACTGTCAGGTCGATGTAGTTGCCCTGATCATCGCGCGGGGCGTCGAGCGGGTATTCAATACTCTCGATCACCGACGGCGGGTAGGTGCGGCCGCCGTGGGTCAGGCCCAGCAGCTTGGGCGCCTTGGATGGGAACAGTGCTTTGATAAACGAGTCGACGTCCTTGGTGGTTTGCAGCACCTCGGACAGAATTCCGTCCTCGGCCAGCTCCTGGGGGAATACCCACTCCAGCAGGCGCGCCAGCGGTGCTTCCACTTCCGTCATCGCGTTGGTGACAGCTCGGAAGCGAATGCCGAATGTGAACTTGACCGGCGGCATGCCGGCGAACACCTGGCGGCTGTTGAGCTTGGTGACGCCCGTGCGCCCCTGCAGGTCGATCATCACCGCCTTGAGCTTGTCGGAGCTCGCATCAAGGGAATCGGCGACTGCGCCCTCTTTGAATGGGCTGATTGCCTGCAGGGCGTTGATCACGGGCACCAGCCCGCCGGTCTGCAGCAGGCCGGTCAGGGTGGGGGCCTTCGTTTCAGGCCCGGAATTCTCGAACGGCGATTGCCAGTTCTGGGTGATGCTGATGCTACCGCCTTCAACAAGGGGGCCGTAGACACCGGCAAACTCTACGATATCGGCGACCCCTTTGGAGTCGCAAACAAAGATTCGCGCCAGCAGGAATGGGGACATCGAGCCCCAGTCACTGCCAAGGTCATTGTTGAGCCCGGTAAGGCCAAGCACAGACGAGCCCAGCGGACCCGAAATGACGCCTTTGAGCCCGTCCCCTGTCACCAGGGTGGACAGCTTGCCTTTGACCTCACCATAGACCTGGGAAACCGAAGTCTTGCCGGTGAATAGGTCACTGACAGTGCCGGTGACCTTGGTGGCGGCGCCGGTGATGGCGTCCAGGTTGGCTTTACCGCCCACCAGGTCGCCAAGGGTGTCGGTAGCGGACTTGGTGACCCCGGTTACGATAGTGCCGCCAACGGTCCCTGTGACGTCAGCGACTGACCCTAGCAGGCTGTTGGGGCGGTTACTGGCAATGGTCGGGGTGACGCCCTGAATGGACGCCCCCACGGTTTTGCCCAACGAGTCATAGCTAAAGTCAGCCACAGGCTTACTTACCGATCATCTTCATGCGGATGCGCATGGACTTGGCGCGCTTGCGCTTGGCGGTACCGGAGAAGGCTTTGCGCTGCATCTTGCGCACGGCCGCCTTCTGGCCAGCGGTCAAGCGCACAGTGCCGCCAATACGCTTGTTGATACGCACCTTTTTGCCTGCCCGGATAGCCACCACCTTGCGATAGGTGGCATCCATCAGCGAATCGTCTTCGCCGTGGATAAACTTGTCGGTGGCGTCCAGCATGGCTTCCTCGCCTTGCGGCATCTTGTCCAGCAAGGCGTCATGCACACGAGCAGCGACCTCGTTGTCGAAGTTGTCCAGGAGAGAATCGATATCGCCAGCATCGATACCGCGGTCCTCCAGGAAGTCGCCGACCAACTCGGCGATATCGGCGGCATAATCCGCTTCGTCGTCGGTGATTTCCTGGTCGCCGTCGGTGGCGGTACCGATAACCAGGGCATACAGGCGATCGCCGAAGCCTTCACCCTTGTCGAGTTCTTCGGTTTCCGCCCACTCGCCCACCACAGCTGCAGCCTCGACGCGCATTTCATCGGTCATTACCGACTTGACGTCATCCATCAGGTGTTCGCCGTCACCGCTGCCATTACCGTTGCCGTTGGCGTTGTCCATCATCCCGTCTTTGTTCGGGATTACCTCGGGCTGCGCCGGCGGCGCCGCGAAAGCGGCGGCCAGCTGGGCTTTGGCGCCCAAAATTCCAGTCAGATAGTTGTCCATGAATCCCCCTTACGCCTTGACCAGGTTCTGCTGCACTACGGTCACGCGGTTGGTACCGTCGTAGCAGATCGAATAATCAATGTTCATCTTCTCGAATGGTTGAGCCGCATTCGCCTGCACGGTGGCGGAATAGCAAGCGCCGTCGAGCTCAGCACTTGGCTGCAGCCAGCCAGCCGACTGCAGGGCCGCAAAGAACGTCTCCAGGAACTTGGTGGTTTCGGTGATCGCCTCGGCCATTGGCTTCTGCAGGAAGCCCTGCGCTGCCGCCGCAACGGTGTCGTCAACGTAGGTAGCCATTTCAGCCACCGCAATCAGCTTGCTGGCGCCTTCGGTTTGCGCACCGGTCAGCGAGTCAACCCAGGCGTATTTACCGCCAGAGGTGTAGTCGCGGAAGATCACCGGGTTAATGCGCGACTCCGCCAGCACTTCCAGGTCGATATCCTCATCGAGGTCGAATACCTGGGTAATGTTGGTGCGGGTCACTGCATAGTCATCACCAGCAATCGGACGGTTACGCGGCGCAATGCCCTTGGCGTTGGTCTGGGCGTTACGCTTGCAGCGCAGGCCAGCCTGCATGCCAGAGGTACCGAAAATCGCCTTGCCGCCTACCACCGGGTTCTGCGCGCTCAGCGGGGCCCAATAGGCATGGCTGTACAGGCTGTCGGTGTCACCACCTACGGAGGCATAGAAGGTCGCGGCCGCTTCCGGGCTCAGGCGTCCAGGGATATCCCACAGCACCTGGCGGTTGAGGGTTTTGCCCAGCGCCAGCAGGCGGGAAATCAGCGCAACGCTTTCGGTACCGCCACTGCACAGGTAGGTGAAGGTCGGGCGCGAACGCTTGATGCGGTCCAGGGCTGCGTCGAGCTCGTCGTTGGTATAGACCGGCTCGCCTTCGGTGAAGTAGTCCAGTTTCTTGCTGGCCCACTGATCCTTGCTGTTGACGCGGCCGTAGAACGTGGCGGTAGTCGGCACTTTCGCGCCTTGCTTGACCTCTACCACCTCGAGCACGTCAGTGCTCTGCGCGATCACGTCGCCGATGTAGTAGCTTTGGTCGAACTCGTCCAGCGCCTGGATATCCAGCGAGCCTTTGTAAGGGCCCAGAATCACCTTGTTGTCGATCACGTCGCGCAGCTGGATGCTGACGATATTACTGGCAACCTTGACGCCTTCGGACTTCACCTCATGCGCATGGATCTCGGCAATGACGCCGTCCGAGAAGCACTCCAGGTGCTTGAGGGCGATGAGGAAGTTACCGGTCGGTCCGGCTTCTTCGGTCACGGTCGACCAGGTTTCGGACGCGCCTTCGCCTGGCACGGTGGCCACCAGTAGCTTGTTGACCGAGCCAGCGGCGATCAGGCGCGACACGATGGCCTGCACGGTGCCGGCCTTGAGCGACTCGTAGATATGGACCGCCGGCTCGGCCAGCGCGCTTACAGCCAGCGAAACAGCCTGGCCCAGCGTGCGCTTGAAACGACCTTGGCTGACGGCGAACACCTTGTCGATACGGCCACGCGGGAAGCGGCCGGCGATCGCAATGTTATGCGCGACGGTGTCGGTGCTGGGCTGTTCGGACTGGTCGTTGATCTCATTGAGCTGAACGCCAGAGCGCTTGCCCACGGTACGGGAAAAGTTCTGGGTCATTACTTGACCTCCTGGGCTGCAGCGGCGACTGCCTTGGGAGCCTTGGCGACTGCTGGAACGTCGAGCACCGCGTAATCTTCCTTGTCGTAGCCAGCGCACACGGCAAGCTCGCTCAGGTCGGTGACCAGGTGCCAGGCCTGCTGAAAGGTCTTCACCTTCACGTCGTAGGCCTTGTTCGGTTCCAGCACCGTATTGATGCCACTGGATGGCACCACGATCGGCAGGGTGTTTTTGTGGGTCAGCTGCACCGTGAAGGGGTAAGCCTGTCCTTCCACGATCTGGGAAACCAGCTTGCGCGGGGCCTTGCCAGAGTTGCGGTTAATTTTGAGGGTCATATGCCACCTGTAGGCCTCGAACGTTGTCCCACTTGTCCAACTGCACAGAGCCGCGCAAGGACTTAGCGAGCTTGGAAAACTGCTGTTTGGTCACTTCCATCTGGATCGAACCGTCCACCGGGACGCCCTTGCCAAGGACCACGAAGCGGGATGCTGTGTGGTTGGTCAGGGTCAATGTGGCGGGAAACTTTCTGATCGCTGGAAGTGACCACGCACCCAAAATTACAGGGCTGGCGGGCTCGTTTTCGGCGGGGGTTTGCGCGGTTTCAAGCTCGCTGGCTTCATCCTGGTCGGTCGCGCGTTCGCCCGTTTGCGCGTTCGCGCTTTCGTGCGTTTGCGCGTTTACGGAATCGCCGGAAACGGTGCTTTCGTTGCTCTCGGTGGCATCGCCCGCTTCCGAATCGTCGTCACCCAAGCTCTCACCTGCGTCGTCGTCAGAGCTCTCGCCCGCGCCGTCGTCCGCTGGATCAGTAGGCCCGCCATCGCCAGCAGCCCCATCGGTACCGGCATTGGGATCAGTTTCAGGATCACCGCCGGATTCCCCGCCCCCGTCGCCTGCGCTCGAGGTGGATTCACTTGCAGCACCAACGGCCGGCGCAGTGCCGGCCCCCTCGGTACCAGCAGACGACTGAATGTCGTCTGCCTGATCCGCTGCTGGTGCTGCCTTGTCAGCCGCGGCTTTCGCTTTGGTTGTCTTGGCAGCCATAAAACCCCCTTACGATGCGATCACGTTTTTGACGGTCAGCAGGGCGCAGCCCATAGCCGACGGCTTGTGCGGGTTGACCTCGGTGAGATCGCGACGGAACAGTGCGGCGCCCGACTTGAGGTCGGTACCCACGGCGATCGGGATGAGGGTTTGCGGTACCGCGTCCGAGAAGACGATCGGGTTACGTGCCACCTGGGCGGAACGGCCGACACACAGGATCTCGATATCGGTGTCGGTTTCCTCGACGACGTAGGGGTCGTAGAACACGTCGTACTTGCCCTTGTACTTACCGACACGCCAGATACCGGCCTTCGCAGCCACGCCCGACGTCACGAAGTCGGTGGAATCCATGGACAGGAACTGCGACATGCCGATCGCGCCGACAAACCAGATGTTCAGGCCGAATTCCATGGTCTGGTTGGCGACTTCCTGGTCGACCGCAGCCGCGAACGAACCGAAGTCGCGCCATACCGCTGCACGGGTCTTGTTGATCAGCTGGCCACCGGCGTCGAAGTCGTACACACGGTTGGTGCGCTTGGCGACACGCTTGAGCTTGCGCAGGGCGGCGATGTAACGCTCGTTCGCGGCCTGGGTGCGCGCAGCCTGCACAGCGATGGTCAGGCCATCGGCGCCCAGTTCCGACTGGGTCGAAGAGCGGGAGTCGGGGGTGATCTGCATCAACACGCGGCTTGGGGCGCAGTACAGGCTCCAGCTTTGGGCTTTGGTGTTGATGTGCGGGGTCAGGTCCGGCTTGCGCTCGAAGTCGACGAACGCCTGCACTTCTGGGTAGGCGCTGGCCGGCAGTGCCGGGGTGAAGCCCAGGCTGCCCACACCGGTATCGACGTTGATGCTGCCGCTGATGGCATACGAAACGCCGGCATCGCTGACGTACTGACCAGCCAGCTGGTTGGTGCTGGTGGCGTTATCGACCTCCACAGCGCACGGCAGGCCGTCGATGAACACACGGGTACGGCTGCGCAGGATCGGCACTGCAGCACCTTGACCACCGATACGCGCGGTTACCTTGAAGGTACCGGTCAGGCGGTCGTCGGCCATGGCGACGTCCAGGATACGTTCGGAACGGGTGTAAGGCTGGCCGCCGCCGGTACCGTCCAGGATCATGCCCTGCGAGTAGCCGCCGAAGTCCGAGCCGGTGATCGCGCTGATGATGGCCAGCTTCGATTCGTTCGAGTTCAGGTCGGAAGGCAGGTAGGCGCCGAACGGGATGCCCTCGGACAGGCCGCCGGTGATCGCTACCGCGATACGGTTAGGCTGGTGGGAAAGCGGGGTCGACTGGTTGTTGCTGCTGATGCTGTCCAGGGTCACGCCATCGGGCAGTACCTTGGTGCTGGAGCCATCGGCGATGTTTTCGGCCTGCGAGATCACAGCATCGATCAGGGCGGCGTCAGGCATGTGGCCGTTGCGGTGCTGGTAGCGGGCGATACCGTCCAGCAGGCTGTGCACGGCCATGCCGCGGTTCTCATCACCGTCGATACGGTCGAGCAGGCGCGCCATACGCTCAGGCAGCAGCTGGGTAGCGTTGGCTACGGATTCCTTGATGACGCTGATGGCTGCACCGCTGGTGCTGTCGAGCATGTTCCCGTCTTCACGGGCCGCACCCACCAGGGCGTCAACCTTCGACTCGGTGTCTTCGAGACCTCGGCCGGGCGCGTAAATGTGTCGTGGCATTTGTGTTACCTCGTTGCTGAAAATGGGCGGCGCCCCGTAGTGGTGGCGTTTCAGCAGCGATGGTAAGTGTCAAAAAACCCCCGATTTCCCGGGGGTTTGCGCCGTTTTTGCTATTTGCGGATGACGATCAACCGGGCATTTGCACCGGTTTGCGCCAAAAGCGCGTTGTCCTTGAAAGTGCCGGCCTCCAGCGGCTCCACTTCGGCGTTGTGTGCATCCAACCAATCCCGGAAAGCCACGGCTTTCTGGTCCTTTCCGAAGAAAACGCCCTCCCCGGCGATCGCTACCAGGGTGCCGCCGCCGGCGAGCATGCCGAAGGCCTGCATGATGTGGGCGGCGTCCTGGCGGTTGCTGAATGGCGGGTTCATCAGGATCGCGCCATAGGGCTGCTCAGGCTTGAAGCCAGTGAAATCGTGGTCAACCACGTTGTAGCCCTTGGCGGCCAGGACTTCGCGCAGGCGGTCAGCGATCTCGATCACGTCCACCACACCACCCTCAGCCTTGGCCGCGTCCGCCAGGTTGCCGTTGCCGGCACTTGGCTCGAGCACGCGCATGCCTTCGCGGATGTGCGCCAGCTTGGCCATGCGCTGGGCGACGTGCGCAGGCGTTGGGAAGTAGTCAATGCCGACCTTCTGCCCTACAAGCGCCCGCTCCAAGGCCTTTACCGGGTCTTCTTTGGCTTTCTCCACCAGGTGGGGAATCAACGCCTGCACTGCGGCCACCAGGCTGGCGGTGTCGGTAATGCCCATGCGCTCGAGGCGATCAACCCGCGCGATCGACTCCATCGGGTCGGCCAGGTCCCAGTTATCCTTCGCAGCCTTGAGCACGGCCGCGCCTTTGCGCGTCAGGGCGATGCTGGTGGCGTCCAGGTTGATGCGCTCAGGGCCGGCGCCCAGCTTGGCCAGGGCCGCAATCAACCGGCTGTTGCCCTTGGGGGCCTTCTCGGCCATGGTCTTGGCTGCTCGAGCATAACGGTTGCTCCAGGCCCACGGCCGCGGGAACGTCAAGAACTTGAGGTCGTTGTCTTCAAACTGCCGGCCGCGGCGGGATGACTGCTCACGCGCCCCCAGCGCCGCATCAGCATCGTAGGTGGCCAGGCGCATGAGACGTTGCAGCTCTTCCAGCTGGGCCCGGCTCGACAACTTTGCCAGCGCGCCAGCGGCGCCGGCTTCGATCGCGTCTGCCACCCTGTTCAGGGTCTTGGCAGCGGCCTTGCTCGCCTCGGCGTTGTCGAGGGCGTAGCCGGCTTCCCGGGCCCGCTTGGCGGTGTTGGTCTTACGGCTAGCGCCCAACGCTGCATCAGCCTTGTCGATGGCGCCATTGGCGACCTGGCGCAGCTTCTCCACCTGGGTGGCCAGGGCCTGCTTTGCGCGCTCTTCGGCCAGGCGCTGGGCGGTGGCCAGGGCTTCGGCCTGCTGTTCGGCGCTCATCACCACCGGCGCCGGCGCGGCCTCAATGTGCGACGTGTCGCCGCCCAGGTGCTTTTCCCGGATGAAGTAGCCGCCGTTCATCTTCCAGGTGTATGGGTCGATCGCCTTGGCCTGCTCGAGGCTCAGGTCCGTGCGGATGATGCCGCGCAGTACTTTTTGTTTCTTGGTGACGTACTCGATGATTTCCGGCCCAGGCGCCGCGGGCGCCTGCTCATTGTGCTCAGGGGTCGCGTCTGGGTTGATGGCCTCCCCGGGCAATAGCCAGCGCTTGCCGCCGTTGTAGGCTTTGCAGTAGGCCATGACCAGCGCCGCGCCGTTCTCGCCAAGGTAGTGGACCATTGCCACCGCGCGGGTGGCGTCCGGCACCAGGCCGCCGTCCCCGGATTTGACGAACTCTTTGACCTGCGCGTACAGCGCCTTTGCATCGGGTACGGGCGGTTCCTCGAGCACGCCCGGCTCCACCAGCTGGCGGCCGGTACCGGCGCTATTGCTGGTCGATCCTTTGGGTAGGGTGGTGGTCGGCAGAATGGTACCGCCCTTGTAGAACTCGCCATTCATGCCCACCGTGCCGCCAGCGGGTGCACGGCCGGCATCCGCTGCAGGCGGCGGGGTGTCATTGCTGGGGAGGGATGAGGCGGCCCGCTGGGCCCGAACACGCTCGGACAGGTTCGCTTCGGCATACTCACGCAGGTAGGCCAGGTACTCGTCCCGGTTGTTGCCAACCCGCCCGCCGGCCTTGGCCTCGAACTCGCCTACACGGATACCGGCCCAGCCCAGGAACGCGCTGTTGCCTTCCTCGAAGGTAGGCAGCTCTTCCAGGGTGTCGAGATAGGCCTGATACACGGGGTTGTCGGCCACGCCGGCGCCGATCGTCTTCTCAAAGTCCGCGCGCTGCTCGGCCTCACGATTGGCGCGGAGGCGCTCAATCTCTGCAGCCTCGGCCGCGGCCTGCTCGGCGGCCTCCTGGCGCTCACGCTCCGGCGCTGCAGCGCGGTCGGCCTCAGCTGCTGCGTTGGCCACCTTGCGATCAGCGATCGCCTGCTGCTCTTCCTGGTAGGCCTGCACGTCATCGGGGGCGGCCTCTTCGCCGAATGCTTCGCGGAACTTATCGGGGCCCCACTCGCGCGCCATCACCCCTTTGAGGTCGGGCAGGTCGCGAGCAACGCCGGAGGATGCCCCCTGGTAAGCGATCGACGCCCCGCCACCCAATGCCCCATGCTCATAGACGATCGCGCCGCTGGCGAGCTCCTGGGCGCTGGTGGGCACGAAGTTGGCCAGGCCGGCCTTGGACTTGGGCAGGATGATGCCTTGATCGGTCTGGGTAACCTTGAGGCCGTCAAAGTTGGCAGCGGCATAGACCGCCAGCGCCGCCGGGTCGCCGGTGACCAGTACAGAGCCATTTTTCTGGGCCTGCACCCCGGTGGCCAGCGCTTGGGGGACGCCGATGGCCGCGGGCTCGTCGCCGTCCAGGAACAGGTTGAGCACCAGCTGCGCGCCCGTGTCATCGAGCATGACACCCTCGGCGCCATGGCTTACACTGTGGGGGAGCCAGTGTGCGCATTGGTTCGCCGAGGCGGTGTCTGCTTCGACCGTATGCCCTGAATAGTGATCAGGGGCACATGCGGCCGAATCCAGCATCGCCTTTTCTTTGGGTGCTGTGATTAGCAGGTCGTAATACAGATGCCCTTTGTCATCCTGCTCGACCACTACGCGCACCGCGATCTGCTCATCGGCCAGCGTTACTTTGCTCTGCAGGTAGTAATACGCAAGGGCTGCACCTTTCTTGTCCGCCTTGTGGTTCTCGCTGCGCTGCACCACCGTCGCCGCCTTGATGATCTGCGGGATGGCATGCAGCAATTTCAGCTTTTTCGGGTTACCGCTGAATGCCAGGCTTTCCTTGATGCCGCGCTGGCGGATCTCGACCTGGCCGCCCAATGCTGGGCAGTCGACCATTTGCCCGCGCAGCCCCTCTAGATGGGCTTTTACCGCGGCGCGCAGCTCCTTTTTGCCCTCGGGCGTGTCGGGGAACTCCCCCAGTTCGGTACCGGTAAGGGTCACCACCGGCGCCGGCGCGGCCTGGGCACCCAGCAAAGCGCGCAACTCCAGGGCCCGGGCGCTGGCCTTGACCTGATCCAGGGGCGAAAGCGCCCCGCCAGTGAGTTGCGCCCGCACTTCCAGCAGCTCAGCACTCAGGCGCGCCTGCGCCAGCGCCGCCAGCCCGGCCGATTGATTCAGGTCAGTCATGTGTCACCCCAAAAATGGAATCCAGCAAAGCGGTATTGGCCATGGCCTTCTCAAAGGCTTTTTCATCGCGCAGCGCCTTAAACACCTGGTCAAAGGCGGCATTGATGCGGGTACGTTCTTCGCCCTCGGGATAGGGCTTGAAGGGAGCGCCCAGCTCGGGCTGGTAGTGGTATTTGTTGTCGGCCAGGCAGCTCAGGTAATCGTTTTTGCGGCCTTGCTCGGCCAGGCGGTCTTCCAGGTAGGCCTGGAATGCGCGGGCGGACATTTCAAAGGGCTCCGACCAGTACTTGCCCGTCACACCGTCATCGAGCTTTTGCGCCTCGAGGTAGTAGTTCGAGACGCTGGCGCCGGATTTGACCTGCACCTCGGTAGCGCCCTCTGGGGAGTAGTACGCCGCGGCGATCTCGCGCCATTGCTTCTTTTGCTTGAGGTAGGGCTTTGTCTGCAGGTTCCTGAATGCGTGGTCAACCGCCAGCACCGCGTCGTGCACGTTGCCGGCATTCTTGATATCCAGGGCTACGCCGCGCAGGGTTCGGCCGTCCAGGTTGAACTGGGCTTTCTCCAGGGCCCGGGGTGGCAACTTGATGGTTTCCACCAGGCGCACGCCGCCGGTGGTCAGGGTGTCCTTGAGCGCTTTGAAGGCATCCCGGATTGGGCCCTCTGGCATGTGCTCGTGGTTGGCGCTGGCGAACTCGTCCCGGGCGCCATCCTCGCCACGCAGCACGCTGGGCAGGATGTTATCCAGGGCGTGCCAGTGCTCATGCCCCAGCGCCCCGCCGCCGTTCATCTTGGTCATGTTGATCACGCGCTCAATGGGCTCGTAGTGCGCCATTGCCGCGCCCTTACCGCCCGCCCCACGGGCGCCGAACGACATGGCCAGGCGGCCGCCGAAGCTGAGGTGGTTCTCGTCGATGCCCAGCACGTCGGACATATCCTGCATGGCGCCCGCGGTCTGCTCTACGTGCCACTTGGCGCTGACGAAGTCGCCCAGCACCCAGTTGCCGGACTGCACCGCCCGGAAGCCACACAGGCGCTCGAGGTCCTTTGTCGAGGCGACGGTTACGGGGCGCCCGCCCACGCGCTCAAAGTTCTCCACCACCTTGAGGGTGAATGTGATCTTCTTCTTGCTGGCGCGCTTGGGGGCGGCCTTTTCCTTGGTGGTCCAGTCCCAGGTTTTGGGCTCCCCGGCCTTGGCGTTGGCTACATGGCCGGCAAAGCTGTCAGAACCGCGCATCTTGCGGTACATGGTCGCTTTGACGAAGCGATCGCCCAGCGCGGTCCACGCTCGCGATTCAGAGGTCTGCAGGTTGCGCGCCTTGGCCGCATCCTTGATGGCTGTCTGCTCCTGGTATACGTCGCCGTATTGCTCGCGCAGGCTGGCCAACTCATCCTTGGTGGCCGCCAGCTCGGCGCCCCAGGCCTTGTTTGCCGCCTCATAGGCTGCGGTGGCGTCGGTGACGGCCTGATTGTGGGCGGGCTCGATCTTCCAGCCACGCTTCACACGGTTATCCAGGGCGTACCGGGCCTTTTCCCGCGCGCTGCTGGCGGCATACATAGCGTTCTGCAGCTCGGTGTTGTTGTCCTCGATCGCGCGTCGGCGCGCAGACAGGTCGCGGCCCAAGGCAGTGAGCTCGCTGTATCGGGCCGACTCATCAGCATTCAGGCGGGTACCGAGCATTTCCTCGGAAATCTCGGCCATCAGGCTGGCCACGTCGTCGGCGGTCTTGGCCTGCTCCATACGGGTGCGCAGCGTTTCGACACCCAAGGCATAGTCCTGGCGCGCTTGCGGACTGTCCTCGCTCGGCATAACGCCCACAGCGGCATACAGGCGGTCCAGCAGGTAGCCGGCTTGCGGGGTCATGCCGCCGGCCTGCAGGCCCTCCCAATCCACCTGGCCGAACAAGTTCGATTTCTTGATCAGCTCGCGCGCCTGGCGGGGGTTTTCCTCGATCGCTTTAAAGTCGATATCGCTGACGCGCAGCATCTGGCCAGATTCGCGTGCGGTCTTGAACGATGCGGCGGCCAGCTCCTTTCGGGAGCCGGAGATATAGCCGGTGTCCTTGTAGCGGTAGTTCTCGCTATTGGGGTCATCGCTCAGGCCGTCGTCATCGGCCGCCAGGCGGGCCTGCTCGGCGTCGATGGAGGCCGGCGCCGCGCGTACCACGCCGCCCAGCTGGGTATAGAGCGCCAGCGCCTCAGTGGTGACGCGGGCTTGTTGGATGGGGTTCAACGTGCCGGATTGCAGTTGCCCACGCAGCTCTAACAGCTTGGTGGTCAATCGGGCTTGTTCGAGGGGGTTTAGAGCCATGAAAAAGGGCCTGCAATAGTGTGCAAGCCCTCATTTTGAAGCGGTGGCGGAGGCCTATTTGGCGGCGCTTTCCACGGCTGGCGCTGGGGTGAAATCGTCCACGCGATCGGCCAGCACGTTGGCCAGCAGACTCATTGCGCCCAGCTGAATTTCCAGCTGCTGCTGCACCAGGGTGCTCAGGCCGCGGTAGAAATCAGTTTGGCGGAAGGCGGTTAGCTTGATCACGCGGTCATCGTTCACGGCCTTCTCAGCCACTACGCGGCGCTCATGCGGCGCCAGGTGACCGGTATGGCCCATAGGGACGTGATCGGCTTCAAAGGCCTTTTTCGCCTTCCAGGTAACGACGCCCTCGGCGTCCTTGACCTTGTAGCCGGCCTGGCCGTCTTGCTCGGCGGGCCAGGCGGTGACGATCTGGGTGCTTGCGTACTCTTGAGTCATTGCATTGATTCCAGGTAAGGGGCTGTGAGGCGGTCAGTATCAGGCGCTGGCGGCGGGCTCTTCGGCCGGGGTTTGCGGCGCGTGGCGCACGAACAGATAGCTGCGCATGAACTGCTCGAGGGTCAGCAGCTCGGTCTGGTTGGCATTCACCCGCTCGATCTCGATATCAACGCCCTGCAGGGTGTCCAGGTTGTGCACGTCCATCGACTTGAGGAACCACTCGCGCCGCTTGTGCGGGAGCTCAAAGCGCTCGGTGAAAATGTCGCCCTTCTTCCAGTTGATGGGCTTGGCCATATCCAGCTTGGCGGCCTTCAATGGTTGCGCCGGTACCGGTGCCGGCGCCGGCTCAGGAATTGGGCCCGGGTCAGGCTCGTTAGCCAGCAGGGGCTGCGAATCCTCGAGCAGGGGCACCGGGTCATTCATCAGTGGCGCCAGCTCGGGGCTGGCCAGGAGTTCGGCGAATGATTGGATAGACACACGCTCGGCCGCGGGGAGCGCGTCGAAGTACTCCTGCTGACCTTGCGGCGCCACCTCTACGCAGTCGATGCCGATCGGCACCAGCGCGTCACGCAGATGCGCCAGCAGCCGGGGGCGAGCATCACCGACCACCACCAGTACCTTGCGAGCTTGCGCCGCGTGCTGCTCCAGTCGGGTCAGCTCCTGCACCGCTGCCGCTACGCCCATGCTTTCCACCTGATTACTGCTCATAACCCGCTTCCTGAAAATTGGTTTGAAACTCGATTATTACGCGCGTTGGAGGGTACGCGCGTTGGCACCTTTGCGCGTTCGCGCCACAAAAAAGCCCGCGATCGGCGGGCTCCTTTTGGCGTGGGTTGCCGCGCTACGCCGCTTTCTTGATGCGGCGTGAAACGGTGCCGTCCTTGTTCAGGGTGGCCTGGTAAGCCTCGACCGCGGCGGTGATTGCCAGCAGCTCAGCGCCATCGAATGCCATTTCCACACGGGAGGTGGTCACCAGGTTGCTGACGATCTCTTTCTCATGCCGGCGGCTGTAGCCGTACACGCGGATGCGGTGGCCATCCGCCTCGAGCTTGGTGATGGCGCTGGCCGTTTTCTTGTAGCCGTCGTTGAACCACATCATGTCGCCGACCTTGAGCTCAATAGCGGGACGGGTCAGCAGCTCGATCATGTGGGCGCGGGCAGCGGAGCCGCGGCGGGTGATCTTCACACCAGTGTGCTTGCACGCGTAGCAACGGGCTGCCTTGCCCTTGCAGTACGCGCACGGCTTCGTTTCAAACTCAGGGGTATACGGGTTTTTCATCTGTACAGTCTCTGGCTGATTGTCCTTGAAGGCCCCAATAGTACTGGCCAGGTGATGCCGCGTAAACCTGTTTTCGCGCGTTCGCGCTTTCGTGTCAACGCGCGTTCGCGCCAACGGCGCCCACAAAAAAGCCCGCACGCGGCGGGCTCTCTGGCTTCGGTACCGGGCGCTACAGCGCTTCGGCGGTCACTCGCAGCGCATAGTCGCGGTAGGCGTTGGACGCCTCGGCAAACAGGTCCTTGAGCTCAGCCTCGCCCCACTGCACATAGATCGATTCGAGACGCGCCAGCACCTCGGCGGGCGCTCCCAGGTCGGCGGTGCCTTCAATCAAGCGGTCGAGATAGGCCTTCGCGTCTTTCAATTGATCATCCTCGTCTGGCTCCGGGGGTGTCGGTTGTGGTGGCTCAGCTGGTGCTGGCGCGGGAGCCGCGAACATATCCCCTTGACCGATCGCAAACAAGCCCTCGCCATACTCCTGCTCGAGCTTACGGTTCGCCGCCCCAACGATATCGGTGAAACTGGCCGGTGCGTCACCGAACAGGCCGGCGGTCTGCTTGCGGGCGTTCTCGCTCTCCACGAACTGCGCCATGGCTTTGAAGGCGGTCCCCATGCGCTTAGCGCTGCGGTTGTTCTGCTGGATGAACATCGCCATGGCAGCGACCGCGGGGTCGGTACCGCCGAACATATCGCCCTGGCGCAGGAATTCGTCCAGGCCCAGGCCGGCATCCTTGGCTTGGCGCAGAACGTTGGTGGCGCCAATGATGGCGTTTACCGCCTCCTGGTTGAGGGACAGCTCTACAGAGTCGGTGACCTTGCCGCCGGCATCCTCGGCGCCAACCCGGTCGAGCTCTTTGGCGCGCATGAAGTCCGGTGCTGCGCTGTTGAGGGCCGCGACGATGTTGGCAATCTCCGGCTTGGCCACGTCGGCGGTCATTTCCAGCAAGCGGTCGTCGGAGTAGGCGCCAGCGAACAGCGCGGCCTGCAGGCGGCTGATCAGGCTGCTGGTAGGCTTACCATCGTTGGTCAGGTACTGCGCCGCCTCGGCATCGCCCAGCGACTGCAGGAAGGCCGCCACAAAGTCACGGTTTGCCGCGCTGTTGAGGTCGCCGTCTGCCAGCTTGGCCAGCATGGCCGCATCCAGGCGCCGGGCATCGCTGCGGGCCTTCTCGGTGGCGGTCTGCGCCAGCTTGTCATCCTGGTTGGCTTCCACGGCGAAGGCCACACGGTCTACCGCGGTCTTGCGCACGCGCACCAGGATGGGGGCCTTCATGCGGTTGATCTTGGCCACATCGACGCCGAAGTACTCCGCGTTCTCCACCAGCCATTCCCGGTACTCATCAGCGGCGCCGATGCGGTAGGCCTCTCGGACGGCCATGGCGCGACCGTTGCCCGATTCCACCACACGGTCAGCGCCAACGATCGGGGCGCCACTGTCTGCGCGCTGGGTGCGCCCCAGGCTGTCAGGGTCGAGGTTGCGGGCGGTTTTCTGTACCCAGGCCTGTGAAGTACTCCGCGCGCGGTCACGCGGCTGGATTTCGGCCGGGTAGTCCGGGTTCGGGGTACCGTCGGTTTCGTGGCTGATCACCAGCTTGCTGGCCTCGATCACCTTGAAGCCAGTCACCAGCTTGGTGCCCTTGGCCGTTTTGACGGTGTTGTCGCGGCCCTCTGGCTCGATCTCGCCGGTGTCTTCGTTCTCCAGGTCCAGCTCGGCATCAGCTGCAGCCTGCGCGGCGGCCTCGGCCTGCTCGGCCAGGTGGGCGGCCAGCATGGCTTCGTCTTCCGGCGTTTCGGGCTGCACGGTGGCGGCTGCTCGCACGGCCGTGGCCGCTTCCTCTGGCGCCTTCCCGTCGGCGTACAGCTGCTGCATCAGCACCTCTTGGACCATGGCGATGCCGTCGGCGTCTCCACGTTCGATGCCCATCAGGGCCGCCAGCGCGTCGAGCACCGCCCCCTCCCACTCCTGGTACGTGGGCTGGGCTGGCGCAGGCTCTGCAGCTGGTGCCGGCTGCTTGTCGAGCTCACGCAGCCCGAATCCGTCGGTACCGGCTTTTGCCGCTCGCACCAGGGCGCTACCCACGGCCGTCATCATCTGCTCTTTGGTACGGCTGGCGCCCATGCTGAAACCGGCCTGCAGGATCAGCGTGCGCAGCTCGCCGGGGGTTTCGATGCCCTCCACCACCTTGAGCGCAGCGTCAATGTCGCCAGCCTTGAGCGCGTCGGTGAACTTGGCCAGGTTGTCGCGGGTGTCAGGTGCTGGCGCGGGCTCATTGAACAAGCCAGGCTCAGCAGCTGGCGCGGCCTTCTTCGCCTCGAGCTGGGCGGTAAGGTCCTCAATCTGCTTGTCCAAGCCCTCCAGCTCGGCCATTTTGGCGGTTTCGGCGGCTTTCAAGGCCTCGATCTCGGCGTCACGCTCGGCCTTGCTGGTGTTGGCCTGGATGAACTTGGCGCTGTTCTTCTCCACCAGTTTCATGATGCGGCGCGCGACTTCGCGCGGGTTCAGGTCCTGGCCGCGCTCAGGCGCTACTGTGATGGTGATATCGCGCTTGTTGAGCACCCACTTCCAGCTCACCATTTCATCGGTGGGCATCAGCTTGTTGGGGGTGGTGTCCGGGTTGTGGAAGAACACACTGATGCTCTGGCCATCATCCATCGTGAAGAGCATGGCCAGCTGGGTGGTGCCGCGGTTCTTGAAAGGCTTGCTGACTTCCACGCCCTCTGGCTTCACACCGGTGGCGGCCATCTGCATCACGCGCAGCAGCTGGTTGGCCTTGCGCTCGAACTTCTGCACCTCGACCACCATGGCATCGAGCATGGCGCCGTCACCGTCGCCCAGGTGCTCCACCAGGTCGGCCATGGTCGCCGCGTCCATCATCAGCCCATCGGTATCGCTGCGGCGCAGGCTGGCGATCACGTCGCCCAGCGTCTCGCCTACAGGCATGCGCTTATCGTCCCAGCTCACGTATACGTCGGAGGTGTTCAAGTCTTCGTCCTTCTTCCACAGGTCCACAGGTTCAAGCCGGGCGCTCATGTCGCCATTTTTCAGCCAGAACTTGAATTGCTTGATGCTGCAGGGGGTCAGGCTGCCCAGGCCGGTCCATCCCTTCTCGTAGCTGTTCATGTAGGCGTTACGGGCAGACTCTTCGTCAGCGAAGCCCAGCAGCACCTTGTGTTCGTCAAAGGTGCCGTCGCGGTTCACCTGGTTGACGACAAATACGCGCTGGCTCTCCGGTACCGGGCCCACGAACACATCCACCGCATCGCCGTCGGCGCCAACGGTGCCGTTGATATAGCCGTAGTGCGCCATGCACAGGACCGACCACGGCACACCGTCCGACTTGCCGCGACGTGGCTGGAACATGGGGGTTTCGATGGTGATGGGCATGCCGTGCAGGCGCACGCTGCCTTTGGAGTAGTTGCCGGCCCGGATCTGCTCGGGCGTGACAACGGTGCGGGAGCCGGAGCCGAAAGCCCCGGAGTGCGCCGCGCCCTGTAATTGCGAAAACGTGTCTGCCATGGCTGTCGCCTCGGATGAAAGCACACACGATATAGCGCCAGTGGGGGCCATCCTGGGGGCGGTTTCCGCCGATCTGCGGGCACAAAAAAGGCGCCTCAGTGGGCGCCTTGTTCAATTCAGCGCTGCGCGCGCGGTACCGGCTTGCGGTTTGTCTTGCGATCGCGATAGTCCATCAGCGCGCTTTCAAAGAACGAGTCTTTCTCGCCTGCGGCTTCTCGGGCGGCGTAGGCCTCCAGCAGCAGGTTGAGCAGGTCAGAGGGACGCGATAACCGAAGTTCAACGGTAGCGGTACGCATCGTCATGTTGGCGGATTTCTGCAGATGGGCATTGAAACGGTGGGTTTCGCCCGTCTCTTCAATTTCCTTGTCTACTTTGGCCCGGCTGGGGCGGACGCTAGGACGATCACTCATTGCTCACCTGGTCAGTCATATATTCAAAGGCGCGAACGCGTGTTTGCGATCATAGGGCAAAAGCGCGTTCGCGCCAAGGCGCGTTTGTCACGCCTGCAGCATGCTCAGGGCGTTATCGAGGATCAGCTCGATTTCTGCAATGGCTGCCTTGGGCTTCGGTTTCCAGTCGAATACCGACAAACCCTCGCCCGCGCTGTCGGCGTACACAATGCGCTGTTCTGCCTGTCCTTCGATGATTGGGAGGCCAAAGACATCGATCTCTTTGCGGATGGTCTTGGAGAGCTTGGTTTTAGACGCAACCCGGGTCATCACAAAGGCTGCTTTGAGTTCGCGCCCAGTGCCGGCCAAGTCGTCTTGGCGGTCCTTGATCATGTTGACCAGGTCCTCACACCCCCAAACGTCGAGCTTGGACGGTTGTACGGGGATAAGTACCAGGTCGGCCACCTTGATCGCCGCCTCAGCCAGCTTGTTGGCCTTCGAGGCGCCATCGATGATCACATACTCGGCGTTGATGTTGGCGACCTGCTTGGGGATCAGCTCCGGCCGGTCGATGCCGTAGATCCGTAGGGGCTGATCATCCCCCTGGCGGGCGGCTCCCACGTCGCGGGCGGTACCCTGCGGGTCAGAGTCGACCAGTACCGCGTCCATGCCACGGCGCACCATCGCTGCGAGCATGTTAATTGACAGGGTGGTCTTCATGGCGCCGCCCTTCTGTTGCTGGATGGCGATTACCAAAGGCATATGAACCTCAATTATCTGGCTGGAAAGCCCGCACTATAGACTCAAAGCGCGTTCGTGCGAACCCTCCAACGCACAAAAGCGCGTAGGCGCCAACGCGCTTTCGCGCCTTTGCACCTCGATCCCACAGCTTTGCCCCCGGATTTACTGGGCTCTTACCAAAGAACCGGCAATCTCGCGCCCACAAAAAAGCCCAGCATTTGCTGGGCTCTGGCGCACTCAATCGATTACTGCTGGGCGTACTGCTGTATCGGCTGATCCTGCGGCGGGAGCTCGAAGTGGGATTGTGTGCACGGGTGCTGCTCGCTGCACCAGCTGCCCTCAGCCAGCATCTGACGATTGAGCTCGGCGTCGGCCACGGCCTGCTCATAGTCACCGCCGCCTACTAGGCCGAAACACATGGCCATCACTACACCAACAAGCAAAGTGGACACCGGGCCCAGGTACTGCGCAGCGTTACGATCTTCATTACGCATGGGGTTGATCCTTTCGTTATCTGGCTGATAGGTGCTACGGAAAGGACATTAGCATTCCATTTATTTTTAGTAAATATATTCGATAGCGAATAGTTTATTAACCATTCAGAAAAGGGCTGTTATGAAGATTCTCGTTTCTATCGCTGGGTACGGCGGCGCAGGCTCCAAACCGATCACCTTGGCTGCCACGCGCGACGACGCCACCGGCGTTATGACCGTGGCCAAAGAGGTCAAATATCGGGAGGAAGCCCCCAAAGGCTATGCCTTTGTCACCAACGTCAAGTTGCCTAACTACGACTGCCTGTTCACTGAGGAACACTTGCAGACGGCCATCCTGGCGTACCGAGAGGGGGAAGGACTGACCACGTTCATTCTGGCTGATGACGTGGCGCGAAATCGTCCGCGGATAGAAACAGACGGAATCGACCCCAGAGGCCAGAAATACCGCTTGGCGGCGGACCTGACCAATGGGGAAATGGCGGTGCTGGCGCTGGCCTATTTCCAGTCGCGCCAGCGCTCTGTGAGCTCGCTGACCAGCCAGATGGACCGCATCGCGAACCTGTACGACATACTGTCGATTTAATCCTGCGAGGCGTAGGGCTCGCCGAACGAGTCGTATCCGGCATCATCGAGTGCGTTGGTGCCCTTGCCCGTGATCAGGTACAGCCCCGACTCAGCTTCTACCATCCCCAGCGCCAGGAGCTCGGCAAGGGCTTCCTGATCGGCAATTTCTTCGCTCTCAGCCGCGGACACTGCCGCGATCGCCACCAGTTGCGCCAGTCCGGCATCACTGATGGTCACCGGCGCGCTATCCAGCATGGCGATCGCCCGTCGGTAGGCGTCCGCATTGCGCTTCTGCAGGCAGGCCTGATCGAATCGCCCCTCTGCGGCGTTTATCGGGTAATTCGTCTCCATCACATCCAGCGCGATGCGCAGCACTGCTACCGCCTCAGCGTTGGCGGCGCTGTCGAGCATGGCCGGATCAGCTGCCAGAACACTGCGAGCGTCCAGGTAAGCGTCCGCCAGCGTCATGTATGGGTGTGGCTCCTGCGGCTCTTTGAAGGCCTCGAGCGAGTCCAGCAGCATGGGGTTCTTGCTGTTGCGAATGTCCTCGGCCGTGGCCACGGATACCGAATCAACGTCATTCAGCACCGCATACATGGGCTGATCACCCTCGGATTGAGCCGGCACCGCTAGCGTGTAATGCACTTTGGCTGCGCGCATGCTGGCGCCGATGACTTTAGCGGGAATGTCCATCCGGTTACCGTCCTGCTCCAGCCCCAGGAACACGTCGGCGCCAATTTGGAAGCGCGACGGGAGCTCGATCGGGCCCACCTGATCGACATACGCCTGGTTGACCAGCTTGAAGCCCAGCCATGACATTGGCTCGGGGCCTGCAGGCTGCGCCGGCACGCTATCCATCATGCTATCCGCCAGGGCCTTGCCGGATTCGGTCAGCCAGTTGGCGCCATCGTCGCACTGCACCAGGCCGGCCTCGAGCAGCTCACTACGCCCAACCTTGCTCGGTAAGTCGCCGTCTTCCAGCGGCCCACGCTTGGCCAGCGCCCGCAATACGTCCTCAGCGGCCCCACTGAGGGACTGTGAGGCTGGCGGTGTGCTGTCCGTCATGGCGCCCAGCTGCTGCTGCAGGTCGGCTACGGTGGCCTGGCGATCGGCGATCTGGGTGTCCAGCTCAGCCACGCGTTGCTGCAGCGCCTGCGCCATTTTCGGCTTTGGTGTGCTCAGGCCAGGGGGCAGGGCCACTTTCACGCGCGCTTGGGCCTTCTGGAAGGCGGCCTGGTTCTTCTCGGCCAGGGCCGCCAGCTCGCCCACGGCCTTGGCCATGTCGTCGTGGTTCTTGATCGGCACAACGGACTTGTTGAGCACGGCCTGGAAGATATCGCCGGTGTTGATCACGCGCAGGGTGATCAGCTGCCCGCTGGCCAGGGTCAATGTGGCCTCACGGTAGGTGATGCTGTTGCTGCGCTTTGCCTTCTCGACGAATTCGGTGGCCACCACCGGCTGCCCGGCGCGCACCATCCACTGCTTGACCTTCTTAAGCGCGCCTTCGGCCGCTGCTGCACTGGAAAAGTCCAGCGCGTTCAATACTGGCATGGTCTGCCCCCATTGTTGGTGTCTGGGGGCCATTGTGCCCCGCTGGAATAGGGGGCACGGCGGGGCGTTTGCGTTACATCGGCTCGCTAGGAGGGCCAAGCGCGGCTGTTGGGTGTTTGTGGTGCTGGACGCTGATGCCATCACTGGTCATATCGCCACCGGTCTGCGTGACCGGTCCCTTGAGGCCGATGGCAGCTGCGATCGCCTTGATATCTTGGGCGGTCAGCCTCAGCGACGTACCGCCCACCACCAGGTTGATCGACTCCCCGGCATTGATGTTGACCACCGCGTCAGCGTTGACCTCGAAATTGTCGTGGTTGAACCGGCGCCAGCCCACCTCATTGCCGATATGCGGGTTACGAAAGCCCATGATGACCGGATACCGCGGGTCCCCGTTGTGAAAGCTGATATTGACCGGCAGGCCCTCGACGATGCGAATCTCTGTATTACGGGAGTCATCGCCGATCGGGTAATTGATCTCGGCCAGAGGCCAAGTGCTGGCGCCATCGGTCAGCGGCGGGATCTCTACCCGGACCTCTCGCCGTGCGCGGTTCACGGAACGAACAAACCCCGGGTAAATATCACTTGGCATCGAACAGTTTCCCCAGCCATAGCCGGCTGCGGTCTTCCACAGCGCCTTCGTTATTCTCCATGCAGTGCGCGGCCGTGATCACCACCAGGTTTTCCCCAGCCACGCGCAGCACGTCCCCGGCAATGATCTGCTGGCAAATCATGCTGTCGACGGTCTTTGTGCGCACCAGGACGCTGCTGGCGTTGCGCAGCTGGCGCAGGTCCAACCCGGGCTGGAAGTGCATGCGCCGCCCCTCACCCATGGGCCCATTGAGTAGATCAGCCTTGTCGTCGGTGGAGTAATACGACGGTACCTGCTGGTACTGGTGCATGACACTCTCCACCTTGGCGCTGCTGTCCACCTGGCCAATGGTGTCCACCGGCTGCTGCGCCATCAGGTCGACCAGGCGGGTGGCGCTGATCTGGCCATTACGCAGCACCAGGGCCGCGCCTTCCTCCTGCAGCACCTGCACCAGGTGCACACTTGGCTCAAACCCCCGGAAACACGTAAAGCGCGGCACTACGAAGTCGTTGGCGATCGAGGCATAGGCCCCACAAGCCCGGAAGGCGGCGCCAAAGGTCTGCCCTTCCTGCACCACAGCCGTCTGGCGCGGCTTGGCCACGCTGGCGCAGTTGTGCAGCAGGCCGGTAACCGTCATGGCCTGCTGCTGGCTGCTCCCCTGCACCTGCCCCAGAGGCTGCGCCTTGTCGGTGTGCACGATCTCATAGCGCAGGTTTTCACGCCCCGACCAGAACGACGCCCCGTTGACCAGGCGCTTTTCCACGCCATCGATCAGCTTGGCGGTGAATTCAATGGTCCGCGGTACCGGCGCCAGGTCCGAGCGCGATACCCAGCGCAGCACCACGTCGGTAGGCAGCTGATCGCCGGTTTCCGAGAGTAGAACGTTCACCGGCTGCTGCTCCAGGTGACGCCCTCTACGGTGCCGTTTGCCCGCACCCCTGAGACAGCATCGTCCAGCTGCACTTCGCGCAATGGCGGGTAGCCTGGCGGCGTATTGGCGCTACCGTCGTTGGCATCGCCCGGCCCTGGCGCGTCGAAGAATGGGATTGAGCACTTGAGGGTGATATCGGCCGCCAGAATTTTGATGTTCTTGGCGTCACCTGGTGCGGCCACGTTCATCCAGTCCACACGGTTGGTTTCCAGTGCTACCGGCATCGGCACCTTGTACTGGCCAAACTCGTATGGCGCGTCAAACCAGCGGTTCTTCGGCTCCTGGATGAATGAGGCCAGCTGGGCGGCCAGGCTCTGGGCCGAACCGCCCTCGCTGGCAATGATCACCACCTGCACGCGCCGATCCTGCATAACGTGCTTGTAGCCGTACCAGGAACCGCCCTCGACGATCTGCACCAGGCGCCGACCAATGTGCACGCCGCCCCAGTCGGCGCCGGTACCGAGAAAGTTGTCATCCATCGCCAGCAGCACCACCGGCAGCATTCCAGCGGGGCCGTGTTCGTCATTGGATGCCTTGCGGTAGAGCTCGAGCATTTCCTCTGCAGCGTCGATCATGCGTGCAGGCGCCCACTGGATGGCCTGCGCCATCGGCCTGGCCAGGAAATGCTGCACAGCAGCGGTGTCGGCGTAGTCGGCGTAAATGCCCTTGCGCCAGCGCGCCAGGTACCGGCCAAAGCCCTTTTTGATCTGATCGAAACTGCCATCGCGCTTTGACATATAAACCTCAAACCCAGCCAGGGGAGATAGTCCCGCTGGCTATCTCCGTAGGCTATCAGTAGGTGCGGTCAGCCATTCACAGGGGTTTGCGTATCGACACTGGCTGCAATTTCTTCGATAAGCGCCATGATCTCGTTGTACCGAGCGGTTCGGTCGGCGGCGGCAACGGCGCTCAGTTCATATTTGCGTAGGCGCAATTCGGCCAACTGTTCCTGGGCCCGCACTTTCTGCTCAGCCTGCTGCAGAATCAGGTCAGTAGCCTCGCGGTCGGTCAGGCCAGCCGCACGGGCGTAGCTGCTGATCCACACGCTGACCTCACCCTCGTAACCTGCATCCTGGAACTTTTGCGCAGCGATCTGGCGCAGGTTGTCCTCACTGTCGAAGCGGGACCAGGTCGCGTAGATTTCGGCCACTCGAGCATCGATCTTGGCGACCAACTGATCCGCTGTCAGCGCGACTGCCCGGGACTTCAATGCCGGTGGAAAGACGGTCCAGTCGAGCAGTTGGGTTCGCTGCCCATCCATGAGCTCCCGATACAGGTCATCGCTGATTTCTATGGCGTCATCGGGCAGGTTATCAATCGAATCGTAGAAAGCCCGGGCAGAAGGGCTGGCGTAAATTGGCATGTAGCACTCCAAAGGGGGCAAGACTGCCCCCGCTAAGTTATGTAGGGATCAATACCCGAAGGCGCGCCATTGAACGTATCGCGAGTGGAACAGCAGGTTGTCCATGAACGCTTGTCCTTCAAACCCTGATTTGGTTGGGATTGAAACGCTGAGCTCTTGCCGTGCGGTTCGGATATCGGAGACGTCAAAATCCTGAGTAGAAATCCCGATTGTCGCGCTCAAATTCAGGCAATAGAGAGAAAAGCCGATGGGAAAGGTCGTATCGATGGAAGCGGCAGACACGTAGGGCGGGAGCACAATGGACCCCCACTGCTCGATGAGCCCGTTGGGCTTCTTCTCGTACCCACCTGTCTGCGAGTCATAACGCGTCCACGGCATCTTCAGCGAATCGACGCCAGTACCATCGAGAATCCAGATGTTTTGCCCGTAGTAGCGAGCGTCAACGTATGTGTCAGGAGGAAGGCTTACCAGGTTCCCAGTGCCCGCGTTTCCGCTCGCCTGGATTTTGTCACTTCCTTGCACGCCCAAGGACACCGTATTTAGCGACCAGTTCTGAACGCGCACCACGGCGCCGATTGGCACGTTGAGCGTGGCGCTATTCGGCAACGTGTAGCCCATGATGAAGTTGCCCCAGAAGTGGATGATCCCGCCAATGTGGCCAATCACCCCCGCCAGCGTTCCCGCCTGATTTCGCTGCGTGATACTGCTGTACTGGACACCCCTGGTTTGGACAAACTCCGCGTTCACCACCTTTTTATCGCCGGTGAAAGGTACGGGCGTAGGTGCGGTTGGCGTGCCTGTCATCGCCGGGCTGTTGAAGTCCGTCTGGCTCAACATGACGTTGACGCCATCACCCCAAAGCATCGAGCTGGTGCCTTGCGTCACGACAATGCCGGTACCGCTCGCATACTTGACCGTCAGCGTGTAAGCGCCGGTGGTGTTGTTTACGATGGTCCAGCGTCCTTTGACGGTTGGCAGCACAACGTTCTTGTTGCCCGTCAATACACCTGTCAGCACAACCGTGCCCACGCCAGCCTGGGCGGCGGTCAGCGTCGTAGTGCCCGAGCCTGCAACCGAGGTAGCGGTCGCGCCCCCGATAGCGTCCTGGACGAATGCGGTGTTCGCCAGCTGGGTAGAGCTATTGCCAGCGGCAGCGCTAGGCGCAGACGGGGTTCCCGTGAAGGTAGGCGAATCAAGGAATGCCACCTCGCTCCAGGCCGACCAGGTGTTGTAGAAGCTGCGCACCCACATGCGGCCAGAGTTGTACTGGATATAGACCTGGGTGGTGATGGTGGTGCTGGCCGATTGGACCAGCAGGGTGCCCGCCGTGGCCACAGGGTAGTTCAGCGCCAGCGTTGCGTTGTTGTTGAGCGTCTGCCCGTAGGAGCCTGGGGTGCGCAAGGTGTTGAGGTCTACGCCCGCGCCCAGATTGGCGCGCGCTTGACCATCCGGCCCCCACCCTGCAAAGCCCAGTGTCTTATGTACAAACGACGTGGTCGCGATCCGAGTGGTGCTGTCCCCGTCGGCGCCGTTTGGGGCAGTAGGCATACCGGTGAAGTCTGGACTAGCCAGCGGTGCCTTGAGCGCCAGCTGGCTAGCCAGGGTGGTGGCAAAGTTTGGGTCGTTGCCCAACGCATCCGCCAGCTCTTTCAGGGTGTCGAGCGTACCAGGTGCCGATGCCACCAAAGCGCTCAGCGCAGCTTGGACAAATGCGGTCGTGGCCAGACGAGTGCTGTTGTTGCCGCTTGCCTGGGTTGGCGCCGTGGGCGAGCCAGTGAACGCAGGGCTTGCCAGCGGTGCTTTAGGCGCAATCGCGTCCTGCACAAAGCCAGTGGTGGCGATCTGGGTCGAGTTGTTGCCCGACGCAGGTGTCGGGGCGGAAGGCGTACCGGTGAAGGACGGCGAGTCTACCCGCGCCTGTTCCTGCCACGGCCCCCAGGTGCCGGAGTTGAGCGTCCGGGTGAATACTCGGTTGTACAGCGTAGCGTTGGCCTGCTGCACGGTGATCACCATCTGAGCGGCATAGCCGGTGCCGTAGGTCTGATGGAGCAGCATGCCCGAGGTGCTCGCCAGCGGGATGGCGTTCGCAGTGTTTGGGAACTTGTAAAAGCCCGATGTAAGTGAGACGTCGTCCAGGTCGGTAATTGCCGGCTGCGCGCTGGTGCCCAGGCCGTTGGCAGCCAGGCCAGCGAGCAGCGCCTTCATGGTCGCGATTTGGTCGGTATTGGTACCTACTGGTGCAGTCGGGGCGGTCGGCGTGCCGCTGAGCGCCGGAGAGTCCGTGTAAGCGAACTCCTGCCACGCGCTCCACGTCCCCGACCACATTTGCCGATGCCATACGCGGTTTTTGTTCGCGGCAACCGAGGTGACAGGTGTGGCGAACTGGCTATGGCCACTTGTCGCGGTCCCCCCCGCCAGGTGCAGGATGACATGCCCGACGGACAGCGGCAGGCCCGAATCTGTGGCGTCGGTGTTGCTGATCATGAACGAACCACTGATGCGGTTCGCATCCACACCATTGAGCGCCGGGGCGAGGCTCACGCCCCAACCTACAGCACTGATCAGCTGATTGATCTGGTCAACGGACGCCAGCTCTTGCCAGGCGGACCACAAGGGGTTTTCTGGGGTGCCACCGTTCGCGTATCGAACAAAGGTCTTGGCGTAGCCAGGCCCCTGCACGACCTGCGTAGCCTGAATGCTGGAAGCCGTCGACAGGCGCAGGAAGAACTGCACGGTCGATGAGGTGTTCAGGCCTGGCGGAAGATCCGTGTTGCTTGCCACGGTGCGATAGGCGCCGGCCCCGACGTTCAAGCAGTTGTTGATAGAGGTATTGGGCCAGCCGGGCTGGTAATCCAGGTTGCCAATACCACCGGCCAACATGGCCTGCACCAGGGCCTTCATGGTGGCCACCTGGTCGGTGTTGGTACCTACTGCGGCCGTGGGCGCCGTCGGGGTGCCGGTGAAGCTGGGGGAGTCGGTATCGGCAAACTCTTTCCAGTCCGTCCAGCCGCTACCGAACTGTTGGCGGTGGAACAGCCGGGTGCGGTTGGCGGTAACGCTGGTCGCTGGCCCTGCGATCTGGATAGCAGAGGTGCCGGTGTTGAGGTGGAAGATGTACCAGCCCACTGTCCCGATCTGGGACGGCCCGTTCACGCCGCCATTGCCGACTGTTGCCAGGTTGTACAGGCCGCCGGCATTGATGGCGTTGGCGTCACTGACGTTTGCAGCGCTTGGGCCGATGCCGTACAGCGCTAGCGCCCGCTGAACGAACGCGGTGTTTGCGATCGAGGTGTCGTTATCGCCGTCGGCCTGGTTTGGAACGGTCGGGTTGCCGCTGAGCGCCGGGCTCGCCAACGGGGCTTTGAGGCCAAGCTGCGTGGCCATGGTGGTGGCAAAGTTCGGGTCATTGCCCAGCGCGGTCGCCAGCTCCTTCAAGGTGTCGAGCGCTGCAGGTGAAGAGTCGACCAGCGCCGCCAGAGCCGCGGCCACAAACGCCGTGGTCGCGATCTGGGTGTTATTGGTGCCTTTGGCGGCCGTGGGTGCAGTTGGCGTGCCGGTGAGCGCAGGACTCAGCAGAGGCGCGCGCAGGGCCTGGGATTCGAGCAGGCGGCGCACGGATACCCAGTTGGTGCTGCTGGTGGCGGTGGTGCCAGTGACTTCGGCGGTGGTGGCTTCGGAGCTGGCAAAGCCTGCGCCGGCGGTCAGCTGGAAAGCAGTGCCGTCGTAGTAAACGTCATACACGCCGCCGGCGATGATGCTGCCTGCGGTTACGGCAACGCCGCCGGTCTTGAGGACGGGCTTGGCGCCGACGCCATTGATATTGATCGTAGCGGCGCCGGTGTTGCTGGCGGTAGCCTTGAACGAGAAGCGCTGGCCCAGAATGTATTCAGTCAGCTCGACAATGGCCGGCAGGGTCAGGGTGATGGCGTTGGCAGAGCCCCCGACATTGCCCCACAAGTGCCCTTGGTAGTCGGGGAACTTCGCGCGCAGGGCATACTGCGGGTGAGCGTTAGACGCGCCCTCGTGCGCAGCCAGGGCCGCCAGCGCCACGCTTTCATTCGGGTCAACGACAAAGCTGATGCTGTTCGCCGGTACCGAGGCGAACGACAAGTCGTTGAACAGCACATAGGTGACGCCGTCGGTCTTGTAGGAAGCAACGGTACCGTCCTGCTTGGACCAGACGAACACCAGGACGTCGCCTGCCCACCAGCCGATCTCGCCCACCGGCACCTGGCCGACGTTTTCGCGCCAGGCGCTGGTCATGCGGATCTGATAGGGGGTTGGACGGCTGGCGCCAGCTACGGGCACCTTGTTGCCTACCGGGCTTTTCAGGGCAACTTCGGTACCCTTGGGGTCGTAGTGCGCAGTGCCGAATGACACATGGGTCAGGGTGAGTTCGAGCCCGGTACCGGCGGCATTGAACGCCGCCGCCTGACCCGCTTGGGTCAATGTCGGGTTGATGATTACAGGATTTGCCATAAAGCCCCCAGATTTGGTGTTGCGCCAAATTCTGAGGGCCCAAAAACGGCTCAATTGAGGTGACTTTGCGCCCCGCCGCCGATGCTGTAAGTCAGGTTTGTGCCGCCGGCAATGTAGGCTGGCCCGACGGTGACAGGCCCCTCCACGCTGCGGGGGTAGTAGATTTCCGAGCCAGTAGTACGGCAGACGGTGACCATGCTGGCGATCATGCCCGCCGGATAGATTGCGTTGAGGCTCAAGGCGGCTCGCAACTCCAGCACAAACTTGGCAGCCACCGCCGTGCGGGCCGCGCGCAAGATGCGCTCAGGAACGATATCTGTCTCAATGTCTACGCGCAGGCGGCTTGTAAGGTAGTAGTCCTCAAAGTCACCCCCTGCGCTTTTGAGCTCATCCTCGCTAAGGCAATCGTCTGGGTACTTGCCATCCTTGTGGCACCACAGCTGCGCGATCGTGTAAACGGGCCCAAACAGCACGTTGAGATAGGCCGCCAGGAATGCGGTACCGCGCTGGGGGTTGTTGTAGCGCCAGGCGTGGAACAGATGCCGGATGTGCTCCACCGTGGTCGTGCGCAGCACCGCCAGGCCGTCACCCGACACATAGCGCTCAATGATGTCGATGGAGCCCAGTTGCGGCATGCCGTAGAGCGCCAGCTCGTTTACACCTGGGTCTACCCGGTCCTTGTAGAGTTGAAGGAACAGGGCTTTAAATTCGGCCTCCACGTCGTCGGCCACGGCGCTGCGCTGCAGAGGGATCAGCTCCATTATTCGGCTTCCTCGACAAAGACCTGCAGGCTGGCGTCGGTGATGTAGCGATGGTGCTCGGGCAGCACAACGGGTATTTCGTTGGTGATGGAGTTGATCACCAGGTTACCCAGCCGCGGGTTGAGCGCCTCCACGCTATTGCGCAGAAGGTCGTAAATGTCCTTCTCCAGCATCCTGGCCTCACCGCGCTGCGACCAGGCCGAGTTCGCCCCGTACTTGGCGAGCATCAGGGTGCGCACCGCTTCCTTCACGGCAGCCTCGTCATAAACCGACGTGATGTAGAGCGTCAGCTTGACCGAGACGATTGAAGGCACCACGGCCCGAATCCGGTAGCGCAGGCTGCTGTCAGCCCGGGCCACGATTTCCTTGATGCGCTTGTGCAGGGTGGCGTCGTCGCCGCCTTCCTTCGACGCCGCCACAAACAGGCAATTCATGTTCATCACATTTGAGCCGCGCACAGCCTCTTCCCGCGCTTCGTTCCAGATACTCAGGAAGGTGACCGGCGCCACCTTTTTACGCACCAGAAAGTCGAAATTGGACAGGAATACCGCGCTTTCATCGTAGATCGCCGGGTATGAGCAAATTTCCCGCATGGTATTGATATCCATGGGGTCGGCGCCGGGCTGCGTGACCTCAGACAGCTCCATGACCATCTGCGACTCGAGTAGCCCGGTGCTGGCGCCAGCGTAGCGAAATGCGAACTTCATGCCTTCGGATAGGGTGAGCTCGCCCTCAGTGTCCTGCACCCGCACAGTGATGCTCTCGCCCAGCGCGGGCTGGTAGCCGGTCAGGTTGGCGATACCAAACTGCACGCTCAGCTGGCTCGACTCATCGCTTTTGATGTTGAACACCTTGTCGCCGGCCAGGGTGTTCGCGAACTCGTTGGAGAGCTCGAAGTCCGCGACTGCAACGTCGGCGATATAGCCCACCTCTGCCTGCGGGATCGGGATCGTGTAGAACGGCCTGGATTGGGTGACCGAATGCGTCAGCGTGCGCGTCTTCACCTGGTTGGCCACCATGTAGCCGACCTGCCCGCCCAGCACCGTCACGCCACCCGTTACCAGCCAATAGCGCCCCTGCTGATCGATCAGCTCCCGTCCGGCGATGACCTGCATCTGGCTATCCGAGCCGTTGGTTACCTTGATCCGGCAGATGGTTGGCGTGGCAAACGAAAGGATGCCCTTTACGGCGCCGTCAGCGCGCACTGTGACGTCCCGCGCCTTGGTGAAGGGCTCAGCACTGGTCGTGTCGACCTGCTCGCTCAGGCGCGCCAGCATGGCCGCATTGGCGGCGATCATCTGCATGATCATCGGATCGCCGATCGCATAGCGGGCCGCCAGGGTGGGATAGCCGGCGATCTCGTTGACCGCCTGCTGAATGAATTGGTCTTTAGTAACTGCCACGGTCCACCTCTCCGGTCAGGGCATCAACGCTGACCGAAGCGCCGTTGATGTTGATATACAGGTTTTTGCGATCGATACCGTTGTTGGTGGCCTCAAGACTGATCGTTCCCACGGGCAGCGCTGCAAGCACGGGAATATCGGCTTTCATCTTGGCTAGGAAGGCGTCAGCGATCGGGGAACTGAGTGGCTTTTGCAGCCAGTCTTCGAGCGGTGCACCGTAGGTCGAGCCCAGATAGGTTCTGGGCTTGGTTTTCAGCCAGTGGGCAATCATCCGAAACAGCAGGTCGGCGTTTAGCGAGTCATCAGCCATAGGGCACCAGCACGGTTTATTGAGCGCCATGGTGACAAAGAAAAACCGCCACATTGCGTGGCGGTTTGCGTGGCTTGGACGTTACAGCACCCTGGCAAAGCCTCCCATGCCGATCCCCCCTGTAGCCGCGTGGGCGATCGCTCTGTCTCCCAGGTTCTGGGTGAGCGGCACGGTCATCTGCGGCGCTGGCGCTGCGGGTGCCTTGCTGGGCTGCGCCAACGGCTTGGCCACCTGCGGTGTGGCGGCAATGCGCTGTTGCGAGGCATCCGGCGCCGGGGCGCTGTAACTTGGCACTTTCAACGGCGCCGGGGCGGCCGGCGCCGCGATGGCCATCATAGCTGGCGCCTGGGCCGACACACTGCCCGGGTTAGCGGGGGGCGACACCGGTACCGCCGCGGCAGGCGGAATCGGCATCACGCCCACGGCAGGTGCACCTATCGCGCTGGCGGCGATCGGCGCCAGCGGGGTCACTTGCACACCAGCACTTCCAGGTCGTGCCGAATCCGCCGCCACTGGGTTGCCCTGCGCTGCAGCTGGTGCTGGCGCTGCCTGCGGGACAGCCGCCGCATCCACCGGGCTGGCCGGTTTCGGTACCAACGGCGTCACGCCCGCCGGCGCGGCAGTATCTGGCCCCGCCTTGGACCGTGCCAGCACCCCAACCGGAGCCGGCGCGGCCTGCGGAATGGGTAGAACGCCCACCGGGTGGGTCGTCTTCGCCACCAGCGGCGTCACGCCTGGCGCTGCAGTACCTGGCTGGGCGGTCGGCATGGCCAGCACGCCCACTGGGGCTGCTGCGCCTGGCTTGCTGGCGCCCTGCAGCAGCGGCGATATGCCAGTGGTGGCTGGCTGCCCCTTCACGGTGGCCACCGTGTGCTTGATGGCCTCCATGGCTGGCGCAGGCGCCGCTACACGCACCTCATTGGCCTGGCGTGTGGGGGTTAGATCGCCCGCCTTGGCCTGCACCAGGTACTGCTCATACTTGGCCTCGACGTCGGCCAGGCCGTTGGTACCGCCGTTGGTCTTGACCCGCGCGCCGCGGATATCGCCACGGGCAGCTGCGGCATTGGCGCCCGAATCCTTCCAGTGCTGCACAGCGATCTGGGCGGAGTACTTCGGATCGCTGGCCAGCTCTGGGTTATTCACCAGGTCAATGCCAAGTTTCTGGCCCATGGCTTCGTACTGGGCCTTGCCGGTCAGCTGGATATCGCCACGCCCGCGGTATTTGAACCCGTCGCCCGCCTCTGTGTTGCCCATGCGCCCGCCGTACACCCGGTTGGCGATCGCCTCGGGGTTGTTGGCGTCTGCTCGGGCGCTCGCGGCGTCCTTGTAGTACTTGGGGAACACCTCCTGCAGGCGCTTGGCGCTGTAGTTGAGATTTTCCTCACTGGACTTGAAGCCCCCCGACTCATGGTCGACGTTGGCCATCAGCGCCGCCTTGGACTGCGCATCAGTAATGCCGCCCTCATCCATGGCCTTGATCAACTCGGCCTTGCGCGCATTGGAGCCGCCGGTATAGCGCCCGCCGGTGACCTTGTTTAACGCGTTCTGGCCATAGTCCCGGACCGAGGCCGCCTTGTCGCTGACATAGTCCTTGCCGCTTTGGATCTTGTCCTTGACGGTGTCACGGGCATTCAGGAACGCATCGCTAGCCTTCTTCCAGGTTTCCTTAGCCCAGTCGGCCATCCCGGTGAAGACTTGGGCGCCTTTGGATACCAGGGCAGTCCAGCCGCTTTCTACCGCCTCAAACGCATCAGCTGCCAGCTTGGCCACGCCATCGGTGACCGTGCCCCATGCGCCACTGATGCCGGCCAGCATGCCGTCGATATCAATGGAGCTCAGCCACTCGCCTACCGCGGTACCCAGGCGATCACCCAGCATGCCACCCAGCACGGCACCAGCTGGGCCGCCGAACATGCCAAGCGCGCTACCCATCACGCCACCGACAACGCCGCCCATGGTGCCCCAGCGGTCCGCTTTGTTGGCCTGGCGCTCTTCTGCAGTGGCATTGGGCTCAT